GACTTGGCGACTCGTTTCTTAGCGGACAGATTGCAAGGGGAATGTCCGAATTAGGAAGACGCTAATTCATTCAAATGGTGCCGATTCGCGCTGCATGATCGCCCGTTTTTCATCCAGCGTCATATGTCGGATTTGATTCAGCGGGTCGTCCACATTCGGGTCGTAATTCGGATCACATAGGGAGCCCTGGTTCGCAAAGAACACATCCATGACCGACACCGCTTTGCTCATGGGTTCCGCGTTGCCTGGTACGTTCCATTCTTCCACACAAATCAGGTCCTCTTCAAAGTGGTTTTCAGGATTCGGATCGTGTTTGTTCATAGATTTTTGTGTAATCCATGAACTAATGAACCACTTCGTGTATCTGAACGGCCGCCCAGAATTCGTGCGGTCCGATTTGCCGGATTCGTCGCGGCGCGTCCGATGCACCCAGATGGGAACACGAAAGCTGCTGTTTGGGATTGGGTCATCATTGGCTCGTTCATATGCCAATCGGAACCGCCAAATGGGCGCTAGCATTTTATACAGGGCCTGGCGAAAATACGGCGCGCATGCGGTGCAGAAACGATATCCCTCTTTGAAATTCTCAGTGCATTCGCCGTGTATGTCGTCGCTGGATGCCTGCATGTCGCCGCACAGGTAGCACTTGCGCGCAAGGATGAAGCACATGTAGAGCGGTGGCGGCAGAACACCGGTTCCATACCAGTCAATTTCGCATTCGTCATACACGGCTGGATCAATTGTGCGATGGGGTGCATTTTGATCACCATTTCGGTGCTGCGTGATCAATTTGGATCGGTCGCACAAATGTAGCGGCGTGTCGGAATGTAGCGGGACTACATAATTGTTGTCGTTGTCGTCAGGCACGTCTACCACTTTGACGACTGCATACGTTCCGTCGGGTTCTCCTGGCATTTTATAGAGGGCATACGATGCCGGAATTCCGTGAATGTCTGTATTGGATGCGCTCATTTTGCTGGATTGGTGGGATTGGATTGCTTGATTGTATGGATTATATGGATTGTTTTAAAGTTGTTTCAGTAAATGTTAAATGCAAAAAGGTTATTTGCATTTATCTAAGTGCAGATACCCGCCTCATCCGTTAGATTGTGGACACCCGGACCCAATCCGCGGGAAACAGATCGCGCGTGTCGTGCTTCAATGCAGGCCCGAACCACGTGCTCGGATAGCACACCATTTTGCCCGGATTCTGGTTGAAATACGCGCCCCACCAGCTGAACGTGCTGTTCGCAATGATGTTGTGGTCGCACGCGCTCATCAGCAGCATCTGCTTCCAGTCTTCAAACATGTCGGACACCTTGTAGAATCGGCACCTTCTCGCAAATGCGGGGTCGGCCTTCAATGCGCGCATGTGCTCTAAAACGATGTCATTGTCACATGCCTGATTGAAAATCAGCACGTTAAATTTGAAACTCGTGGTCACATCATCTGGTTTATACAGGTCGGAGGATGGCACATTGCTCACAATGTGTTGCAACGCCTTGCGATAATACTCCAGCGGCAAGATGGGATGCTTGTCCTGAATGTAAGCATAATCCCCGATGCGAAAATGCAGCGCAATGGTCATTACTCCGGAAGAAAACCATGTGCTCTCTTCAAACATGGTTTTAACGCCCTGTTGCTGTTCTTTCAACTGGATTTTGGCGTAAATTTGATCCCGCACGTCGGCAAAATATTTGTCGCTTTGAAAAAACCCCATCAGCTTGATGGGAGTGGAGTTCATGGCCGTGGAACTGGGTAGTTTATTATAACGGAATCCAATCTCTCGGTGCACCGGCAGCTGCATGAACCGCTGCACATTAGCCGGAGTGGGAATCACCGTCATCGGAATCAAATTGTAAAGAAGAGATTTCCAATAAGTCGCCCGTTTTCCGGTGGCGTCTCTCGGCATGTGCAGAAAATAGCATGTGTCGTCATTGCGAATGGCCGCAGCTAGAACGGCAAACACCTGGAATAGCTGATTGCCCAGGCCGCCGTTGATCAGAACCGTTATCATTTATGTATTTGGTTTTGGTTTATATCAAATGCAACTATTTTTTTAAATGATTTGAACCTTGAACATCATTTAATGCAATTGCCATTTATTTCGCACACAATCTATTATAATAGCACAAATCATTGTTTACAAACACGTGAACGTTTTTGTTTTTATGATAGCATTCAACAATGTAGTGACCATCTGCCTCATACATGTGTAATATCCATTTTTCATTACTGCACAAATTATAAGGTATGATGGTCATGGCAGTGTCAATGCACTGTAAACACACATTGTTGCCTGTTAACCTATCCAATTGATTGAATGTATACATTTTGTCATTGTCAATGATTTTCAATAGTTTATACAAATTTGGATGAATTATATTGTCATCGTCCAGATAGTACAACAATGTGTCCTGATTTGTAATTTTCGTCAAAGCATAATTTCTCTGCGGATTTCCGGATATTCCTTCATCTCTGCAAACGTATTCTTTAATTTTATTATTTTCTTGATTTTCAAACAAGTTTGGATTTTCGGTTATTTTGCTGCCATCATACACAATGATCCACTCGTGCACATATTCAAAATCAATGCTTTTTTTAATTTCCAATAAATTGTCAATTCTATAGGATGGGGTTATTATTGTTAGTTTATTGGTATTTTTAAAAATGGGTGCACCACCCCCCCTTATTAATACAAATAATTTGTCATTGTCCCATCCAGTTGAGTTTTTGTTCGCATGATCCAATTCTATAAAATAATAATCCTGAAAGTGTTCCAATATGGGGGCCAATCGGTTGATGTAATTATTTTCATCGTATGATTTAAAAATGTTTTCAATGATCATTATTCCACCCGGTTTTAGATATTGGTATGCGTTTTCAATGACTTTTATCTGATCTGCGAACTGATGGGTTGTGTCTTCAATGATGACATCGTAAAACACATTCAATTCGCCAAACGCGCTCGCAATGCTCTCTTTGTTGGTCACATCTACGTTGACAAGAGTTATTCTGTCATTGTTGACCTTTTGTTTAAAATCATTTATTAATTGATTGTCCCAATCAAATCCATATATTTCAGAATTTGCAAAATACTCCTTCCACATTAGTATTGATGCACCGTGCAATATGCCCAACTCTGCTATTTTCAAGTTTTCATTTTTTTTATTTTTAAAAAGTCCATCGTAAAACAATGTATATGGGTGACAATGTCTCAAATCTGTAACATCATTTCTTTGTGATGATTTGTCAGTGTCGTATTTTTTCCCAAGTTCACACAATTCGGATGAATTGATGTTGTAATTAACCTTCAGAGTTTGCATTATGTGTATATAAAATCGTTTATATTTAAATTCATATTTTTGAATTCATAATATTTTGAATTCAAAATAAGGGGGATGGGGGTTTAAGGGGGTGTGCCCTCCTTGTAGCACGGCAGCGCGTCAATGTCCATGATGTGCGGCTTGCCCTTGATTTGTTTGCGCGGGATGGCGTAGTGCGCAAACACGGGTCGCTTAAGTTGCTCGTGCGGCACTGCACCGTGCACGGTTCGTGCGATCATTTTATACAGTTTAAATTCCGGATATCTCTCGTCACCGTTCTTCTTATACAACACATTCCGACCCTTGTCGTCCTTCAGCCACTCCACGACCACGCTGGCGATCCGGCTTTCTTTCAGCGTCGCCGCGTATTCAACCTCGTCGCGAATGTCCTCCACAAAGTAGTCAAACAGCGAGCACGCCAGGCGGCACAGGTCAAAACTGGGGTTGGGATCCAGACGCGGCTTTCTTGTGTTCATGTAGGGCTCGCAATTGTATTGCGTTGCGGCATCCCCGCCCCGGTCAAAGCTGTCGCTGCACATCGTTTGCCCCCGGTATTTGTATACGGCGCGCCCAAAATCAATGATTTTCATAATGCGGCCATGCGTGGGAACTCGGTAATACACCTCATTATAATGGTAGTGCAGGAACTTCTTGTCGGTTTTAACGAACATGATGTTGTTCGTGTGCAGGTCGTTGTGCGTGAATGCAAACATGTGCTGGTACGCAATGAGCGCCATAATGACCTGCAGCATGGTGGCGGTCCACTCAGAATCTGTCAGCTCGTTCTTTCCGCACATCAGGCTGTCCAGCGTATTGTCGCATTTCTCCATGATGATGGCGTGCACTGGGAAATTGTAAAGGTGGGCGTTGTGCACTTCGTCGTCGTCGCAATTGGAATCATCGCTGTCGCTGTATTCAGAATCCGTGCCGGTGTCTTCACTGCAGGTGTCATCATTGTCTTTGAATTTGGGTCCATCATCGGATGCCTGATTGTTGCTGTCGTCGTCGGATGAACGCGATGAACATGAATCACTGCTGGATTGGCTGGATTGGCTGGATCGGGAACGAGCACAAATGAGATCTTGTTCGGGTTCAGCAACAATGCATTCTTCCAATGCTAATGTATCGGACGAAGATATAGATGGCACAAACAAGCCGTCAAAGTCACACGCGTCGGCGTCCAATGCATCCGAATCCAAATGCACTTCATCTAACTCTTCGCCAATCCGCACATTGGGTTTGGGTTTGGCTTTGTTATTATTAAATGACGCAGAGTCAAAAAAGTCGGATGGGATTTCATCCAACCTGAAGAGCTCGTTCCTATTTTTCAAAAAAAAGTCGCATGTGCTAAAATATTCCAGATCATCGTATGCATTGACCGTGAATTCATCCTGGTTAGCCAAAAACGACCCGTAAAAATCAAGTCCGTGCACGAACCCGTGCGTGTGCATCACACGGCTGGTCAAATACGTGAAAAATGAATCCACATAAGATGAATTATTGATATCCTGCATTTTTTTTTGATGGACTGATTTATTCGCTTCAATGCTGTCATATTTAGGCAGCGCAAGCAAATCGGACGCCTCCATGTCATACTTCCCTGACAAATATTTGATAGGATCCAGCAGCGGTGAATATTTTATGAATGCCGGAATTTTTAAAAGCGATTCATCCTCCGAATCAAGCGTGGCCACAACTGTGTTTTTATTCGCGCCAGATGCAACCGTTGCGACATGATACCGGTGATTTAAATTAATGGCGTCATGATTTGATTCGGACAATGAAAAAAAACGACGATACATCGGAATGTAGTTTTGCAAATTGTGCAGCCCAGTTTTTGCATTCTCTAAAGATTCAAACAGCAGCGGGTGTTTGTGTTTGCGATACATCAATTCAAATGGAGTTGTCATGGGGATGAATAGAGAGAAATTGCAAATATATAAATAATATGAATAATGAGTTGTATGCTTATTCATAACATTAATAAAGTTGGTTTTAAACTAATTTTCAAAAGAAATCCATAAAAATTGAATTTCAACAAACAACAATCATCAGCAACAGCTATAACAGCAACAACATCATCGTCCAGTTAAAATATGACCGAATCCCAGAAATCTGAAGAAATCGTTGGCGAATGCGGCGTTTGCAGCAATTCGTTATCAGTCGGCGCCAATCATGCATATACAGTATGCAAGCACTTATTCTGCATATCGTGTTTGCTGAAATGGCACAAGGCGAATCCAAAGGCCACATGTCCAATGTGTCGGGCCCCATTGTATGAAGACGAAGCTGCTGCAGCAGCGCAAGCAGATGAAGAAGAAGCGGAAGCATTTGAACTTTCGTATCAAGTGGAACAAGCACAAGGAGCCTGGATGACATTACAAGAAATGGATTTAACCAATGAGGAACAGTCCATGCATGATCACATGATGTATGTTGTGACTGCTCACGCGGAGCATTATTGTCTCAACAATCCGAGGTGCACTTTCATGGGAACCAACAGTCTTCGCACCATTCCGAACAGAGAGAGCGATTACAATAGGATTGAAGTTGGCGCCCAGAATTTAAACTGCCATTACATAATTGAATTGCGCGACTCCTCTCGTGCATTTCGCTACAAATTCGGACGCATTGAAGACATAAGAATGATGCATCCCATGTTTCAGGGCTTCTCGTTCTTTGTTTTCCGAGAGTTGATTGAACGTTGGGACAATGACACTGGATACATGCAAACGGAATGGTCCCATGAAACGCAGCTCATTGCTATGCAGGGGGGCGATGTAAGCTCACTCCGACAATATGTGCCAAGAGTGCGCCGCATGGCATGAGCGTGTGAACCAAATTATAAAATCATAATCCAAATAAACACATAAAGAATGTGCAATAAATCACAATTAATACTATCAAATTTATAAAAATCATAACAACAATGCCATCCTTTTTCAAACATGCAAGAGGTGTGCAAAAGTCCACACACGCGCACAAACCCATTTTTCATGGTTTAAAAAAAACCCAGAGTTATTTAAGTGGATTTGTGCCTCAAAGCTGGTTTTTTGCGCCAGCACCAGAGCCAGTTTCAACCGTGTTTGAGACCAACGACTGCCTTTGGTACTACGGAACTCTTTATGTCAAAGAAGCGGTTGCTGTTGCAAGAATGCACGACCAGCAACAAATGCACGACCAGCAACAAATACAGCAACAAACGCAGCAACAAATGCAACAAATTCAAGAGCCCACCCATTGCATTGATGTTTTTGACGATGATGACACAGAGAGCATTTCAAGTGGCAATGGCAGCATTAGTGCATTCAAACATCCGCGCAACATCGGCAAACAAAATCAGCTCAAATACTTAAAGGACGGCATGCGGTTGCGGCACATGATTTTAAACCGAGCAAATCATGAATGGAATGAATGGTTCGCGGTGTTTGATGCTGACACCAATCGCATCATTCGCACCCCGGATGGGGTGGCATTTGACACGTTGCGCCAGTTTGCTCGCCTGCATTGCAACGAAGTTTTATCCACCGATTCCTCTTCAACAAATGTGTGGTCTGACCCGAATTTTAAGTGCAAAGACGACGCGGATAGTCAATGGCAACCATTGTCCAATTTGAAACATTGACCACTAGAATTCCTGATATAGATGTATTTATCCTGGAAGAAAATACATTCAATAAAATTTCAAATATAATAAGAATGTATATATTATATATATTCTTATTATTAATTCAACCACGATGTCTTTGCAGTTCAACCAGTTCTTCATTAAACGGCACATCACGTCCTTTTCCATTCTGGTGTTTTTAGCGGTATTTGCAACAATTCAGGCATTTAAGCCCCGGTTCATGTATAATGAGGACGGCAGTTTGCGTCAGTTCGGCATCGGATTCCAGCGAAAAACGGTGGTTCCGGCATGGCTGGTTGCCATTGTGCTAGCAATTCTCTCCTATTTACTGGTTTTATACGCATCCACTCCTCTAATGGGTTGGTGAAACCGTTTTACGCCATTCTATTCGGATGTTTTGTAAACGATTGCAGGTTCGGTGGATGGGGTAGGGGTGGGGTTTGCAGCGGCAGCATCATTCAATTCATCAATGTTTATGGCGCACGGTGAGTTTTCTTGCGCAATGATGAAGGTTAGATCTGCCATCAAATTCAATGTCAGCACATAAAATACGAATTTGGCAACGCTTTCCTTTGTCCGCACGTAGTCCAGAAATATGGATTTCGCATCAGGCACCTCTGACACATTTATGTATCCACCAGATTTCAACTCGTCAAATTTAATACTGGCATTAACCGAATCTGGCGCATTTGCGGATGTGGTGAGCATGCTAAACAGGGCCCAAGGATCCTCCTTCATGTAATCCAAGTATTTTTGAATTTTATCAGTGCCTGGGGTTTTGCGCAGTATGCTGTCCATGAATGACACCAGCCCGTTCAGTTTGATGATCAGGTAGCCGAACGTGTTTCCAAACGGTTGCAGCCAGGTGTACATGTATTCCAAGCACCAAAACAGGGGCACAAACAGCACCGCAAATGTTGCAAATGAAGACCATGCCGCCAATCCATAATTTGGAGTGTTGCACTGTTGCTGCAATGAAATGAATGTCAAGCTGAATTGGGTAAACCAAATGATGCCTAAAAAAATGAATGCAAATGCATATGATTTGGAAGCGGGGGAACCTGGAGTAGTGGAGGCGGCGTCCGCATTGCTTTTTTTAATATAATCAACCCACAAATACACCAGAGTAATGATGCTATAAATTCCCAGATTTAACATTCCATTGTTGGGCGATGTTGTGGCAGCAGCACTAGGCGGACTCGTGGGCGCTACAACCATCCTTGTCGTATTATTTATATTGGTTGATTGGACTTTATACACAGTATAAACATTGTGTATAAATTAATTTGAAATTTTAATGGCATAATATACATAATATAAACTAACGATCTACTAATCAATTCAATGCCATCTTATTCCGGCAATAATGCAGCCCATGCCTCCCCGTCCCTCATTGAGCCGGGTGTTAAATACTTTTTCGGAGGAGTATTAAAGGAGTGCAACCGGTTGCGCGAAGAGTATCACAACACGGTGTTCAACGCGTGCATGCTGGGATTGTTCGCCCTGATTTTAGGTGCATTGCTGTATTATAAACGCCGCAGCAAACCAACCACGGAACAACAGGTCGTGATTCGGCGAAAGCAGCAGGAATATATTCTCTCTAAATTGCGGATGGTAAATGCCGCAAATCACGCTGCATCGCGCGGAAATTTCATGACCGGGCTTCCTAAATGGGAAGTTCCTGAAGTGGAACTGATTAAAAATCGCAAAATATTTTTATGAATCATAGTTGAGAAGTGGTTGTTGTTGCATTGGATTGTGCGCATGCACCTTGATATAAATAATATGCAACATATATAAAACCCCCATAACCATCCAAACCAAATATGGAACCAATACATGCAACAAAGGCACCCACTACCAATGTCAGCAAGACCGACTACGTGGATGCGCTGAACGAGTATTATCGTTACAAGCACGATTACGACGAGAGATACGAGGAACACAAGAACGCCATTAAAGAATCCACGATGCTAACCATGCCACAGAAACGGGCCAAAATCATGCAACTTAAGCGCAACCGCAAATGCGTGGTGTGCGGCCAAAGTGGCGGAACCCATTTCACGAATGAGGACGGCATGCTGCGCGCGCAGTGCGGCAACCGGTCGCAACCCTGCTCCCTCCGCATTGAAATAGTGAAAGGTAAATTCATGAGTTTAGAGGAGTTGGCAAATGCGTCGCTGCATAACGCAGACGTGTTGAAGGATCACATCATCAAGACCAAACTGGATTTGCTGTTCAATTACACCACCGAAGAGGAAGCGCTGCGCAAGTTTGAAACGGATCGCGCGGCTTTAGACCAGGCACTTGATCTGTATGGCGGGTTTCGGCAAAAGTATTTGGACGTGGTGCGGAATCCAGAACGCCGCGAAGAAGCTGATGCGCTCACTGCCGAGTTTTATGCAGCGGTCCAGCAATTTAAGGAGATGGTGAAAATGGGCGCAGATTCAAACACGGATTCTTTTATCAGAGACGCGGTAGCGCTTTACGTTGGAAAGATTGAGCCGCTGAATAATGAACTAATGGAAACAAAATATGTGTATTCCGCCGTGGAACGGGACCAGAGTTTAGGGAATGACATGTTCCGTTTAGTCCAGAAACATTACACGCTGGAGCAGCTGGAATTTGAGATTGACGTGCCGAGCATCACGGTGGAGGCACGAAACCGACAACTGCGCGAACGGCTGGCGCGCAAGCGCAAGGACCATCTCGCCGCTTACATTTTTAACTGGACCAAGGACCAGGAGAGAATCACGGGCGACGTGTATGAAGTGGCGAACCTGGATGATCCCGAAACCGGCAAGGACGAGCTGATTGATTTCATTGTGGAGAATGGCGTGCCCACCACCAAACACGGCACAAAACAGAGAGATAATGCCAGGTTGGATAAATCCAAGTGAAAAATATAATATGAATACAATGTATCTAATAAACAATCAGACTCATCATAATACAATAATACAATAAACCAATGTCCGTGTTAAACAATATTTCATGGCCGGCATTCGTCATTAGTTTCGCAATCGGCGTGTTTTACATCTATATTTCTCTCCCCAAGCAGCGGGTGGTGATTGTTTATCCCACGCAGGATAATGAAGCCTACTTCAATTTTAGGGATAAGGCGCACAATTGCTTCCGATTTGAACAAGAGACGAAGACATGCCCCACCAATGATGACGCACTGAAAACCATTCCCATGCAAACCTAAGTCATACAATCATGACCATGCCCCAAATGATGGGCCAATTTAGAGATAATATTAAATATTTTTATAATTTTGTATTTTATAAATTTAAATTTATAAAATTACATTTGTTCCGTTGATTTATATCATGAATTCATATGGAAAATTTTACAGTAGAAGACAAGGTTGGATTGGGGGAAACATTGTCAAACATTTTAATTCATGCATTGTAAATAAATTGCCAGAAATAAATATAAATGACAAAAATGGTGCATTTATATCAAATTATTTAAAAAAAAATCACATTGAAACCGAGTTTAGCGAATTGTTCAATGAAAGCAAACTTAATTCCAGCTGGTATTTTTATTATGGCGATGATGTGGAAATATTTTCATCTGAATCGTTGTAAACCATTCCACTAAAATCATTTAGCATTTGGGAACAGGCGCTTGTCAATGGTGGTGCGCACGCAAAACAGTCGGTGCAGTATAATCCCCAGCAGGAACAGTCCTGCGGCGGTCCATGCAAACGAAGTGTGTGCAAAGCGAGCGATGATGTAAGCGCCAATTAGAGTGAAAATAACATCCACGACCGCAATGTCGCCGATTTGAATGGAATGCACGCCTTTTCCAGGAACACCCAGCGCATTTCGGTATTTGCACAAGCCTGCATTTGACATTTCCTATAAAAGTAATTAAATATTATACATACATAACGTGTATATAATATTTGGCATTTGACACATGGACCCCGCAACGGAATCATCGTCTGATAGAACGAAGGCGGAGCGGCAAGCGCAGGTGAAGCCCATACTGGAAAAGTTGTCCGAATTGAAGTTGCACGCGTCTAAATTCGCCGCCGTAAAGGCGCTCATGGTGCAAATCCAAGATTACGTTACAAACGGCGAACCGCAACATGTCAATATCGTGTTCCCCGAATTTGGCCGGCGCATCAAGGGCACACTGGAGACCAACCGACACGCAGAATCCAGCATTAAACTGCAAGGGGGCGACTAACGCCCCCCTTAAACCCCCTCGTATGGCGCGATGATTGGCGTTACCCGAAAAGGAGGGTTTACGGGCGCTGCGCTGACCTGGGTTCCCGTTTTAATACACGATGTGCTCGTCAATCCATTTTTTCAGCTGAATGCAGGTGGGCTCCATGATTTTGTTCAGCCCGTCGGCATAAGCTTGGTAATTGGATTCATTATCCTGCATTAAAATCAGCGCATTGTGCACAATGTTCAGTATCTCGGGTGTATAAATGTCGACAATGGTTATAAAAATGTCGTCTACCGTGTTGGAAGACCCAGTCATTTCTTTCCCCCCCACTGAATTCTGATCATCGTCATCATTTAAAATGGGTTTCATTTTATAAGGTTTTGAATTGGTTACATTTGGGGGCAGCGTCATGAGATCTGGCGACAGCTGGTCGTCCAGTATGAACTTGTACATGGTGAGCGTCTGCAGGATGTGCGGCTTGTCAGTTTGTCCGTATGTTCGTATCAGTTTATTTATGCCAGTCTTGGACATGTCAATTAGCAGCGTGTATAACCGGTGCTGCACCGATCCGGCAGAGTCCGTCTTGTAATGCGCATAAAATTTTTTGAAACGGTGAAACACGTTGAACAAAAAATACAGGTCTTCTTTGGTGTCATTGTTGTACCAGCGCGCCATGGATTGCGAGTAGTTAGGCAGTTGCAGGGTCATGATGTTGTTTTGGATGGTGAGTTTGGTTCCCACGGGATAAAATGTGAGCAACGCAATTTGAAGAATGGCTTGCAGCGGTTCCAAAATGGTCTCAAATCGTTCCTTTTTTCGGCGCGAACTAACAGTCTTATATAGCAACTGAAATGTAGACTGCATTTTGGTATTTAGTATTTCTTTCTTTCTTTAACAAGTTAGTGTAATGTAAACAATAATATAAGTTTTATATTATTTTTTTGAATGTCTTATTTGCAAATTCGTATTTTATGAATAAATACATTATGCGCGATTGTTTATAGGCCATTGCATTAATGGACCTGCACAAGAAGATTATCGTTGTCACTGGAGGTGCTGGATTCATTGGATCAAATCTCTGCATTTACCTCATCAATCAAAGTCCGAACAATCTTGTTGTGTGTGTGGATAATATGATCACGGGGTCGCGTGACAATCTTCGTGAATTATTGGTTCCACACCATCCGCGATTCACGCTCATTGAACACGACGTGTGCATGAATGCGGATCAAGCACTGTTTGGGGAGGATCGCATTGATGAAATTTATCATTTAGCATCCATTGCTTCGCCCCGTGTCAGTTGTTTATTTCCCAAAAACACAGGATGATCCGATGTGTCGCAAACCGGTGATTGATAAAGCAAGTGCTCTAATCGGATTCTCGTGCAAAGTTGACCTGAGCGAAGGAATCAAGCGATTGTGGGATTATTTTTCAGACTGATTTAATGTTTCAAGAAAATGTTGTTTTGCTGAATGATTTTATTGTAGGGTATGCCGTGCTTGTCGCACCAGCCGATGCATTTGACGACGTTCTGCCGTTTCATGGATTCCAGTTTTTCCGCGTGCCCCTTGTTCAGAATCAAGTGAATGGTTGCATTGATGGTTTCCATCTGTTGCTGCCCAATGATGGCATTGCATTCCTCAATCTTGTTCAAAAAATGCGAATCGTGATCTGCCGGCAGAATGGACGTCATTGTGGCATTCTGCGGAAATTCCTCCAACTGTTTGAACATGGCGCGCAAGTGCGGCATCAGCGTATCTGACGTTTTGAGCCGGAAATGTTTGCACACAATGTATCGTTCTGAATTGGCGTGTCGGCTGGTACACGGTTTTGACACAAACACCTCCTTGTACAGGTTGCACAACACGTACAACACGTCAATCGTGGGTTTGGTGAATGTGTCAAACACTTTCAGGATGAAATGCCCACCCTGTTTCTGCAATGCCAACGCAAACCCCATTTCCGCAACCAGCAGGCGCGACACCATTGTTTCTTGATTGTTGAAATCGCACGAAAAATCAAACCCGCCGTCAGCCGTTATGAGTTCACACGTGTTTTGATATTTGGACACGCAATGATTAAAGTTGTCCAACGATATGATGTTTCCCGTTCCGTCGGCCCCGGACTCAATGCACACCCGATTCCGGTGCATTTCCAGAAATCCCTTGCTCTTTTTCCATCCGGGGCAGGAGGTGTCGTGGTTCAACAGCGTCATTCCGTAATGCACGTCTGATTGCGTGTCGGAGAATTGCCGGGACCGAATGTGCACCAGGGCTTCTATAAACCCACCTGGGCCTTCGGCCAAATGGAATGAGGTCATGCGCTTGGGTTCGTGCGACGGATTAAAAAATGTGGCGTGCAATTCAATCATCTTATAAAATGACCGCGACAACGGGCGCAGTTTGCTGACCGTGTATGTTTTGCAATTGGGTATTGCGGTGTGAATGAATTCAAACGGGTTTGTGTATTTTTTTACTGAATCCCAAACTTCTTCGCCGCATTCTTCAATTTGCGCTTTAATTTCGCACAAATACATGTTTAGCGTGTGAGAAACCAACAGTGTGGCCGCAGTTGCAGTTTCGGTTGATGTAATTTCAAACAATGCGGACGATCCCAGTCCGGAACCGTCATCTTCTTCCACTGGAATATTTAAATTGTGCAATTTTGGCAATTCATAATAATGGGACATGGTGCAACTTGTAAAATTGTAAGTAAGATTATACCATTACCGCGCAAACGGTTTATGTTGTTTTCATTGATTTTCATTTATGGTTCATCAATCATCCAAATATTCATATGTTTCTTCACTTAATTCAGATGAAGTGTCAACCAACACCTCTTCTTTCGGTTGCTTTTTTTCACGTCGTTTGGACGGCTTCGTTTTTGCATTGGGTCCACCTGAACCAGTCTTGTTTTTAGTTCCAGATCCAACAATCTCGTTGGTGTCGTCATCCGCCTCATCCTCGTCCTCATCCTCATCCTCATCCTCATCATCGTCCTCGTCCTCATCCTCGTCATCATCATCATCCTCATCCTCCTCATCGTCATCATCATCCTCCTCCGCATCATCATCATCTCCGCTATTGTCCACCACAAACCCATCTTTTAAATATCCGTCCTTGGTTTTTCGGTGCGCGGGAATGGAATCCAGTTCATCTTCCTCATTGTCATCGTCTTCGCAATTGGCCAATGTGTCAAATCCACCGAACAGAAAATCATACATTTTATCCCATTTTTCAAGAGTTAGAGGAATTACCCTATGCTGCGAGGACATGTCTTTGGCCACTAGAGCGCATGCTCCAAAAAATAGAATAGTGTCCACCGGGGGTGGAAATTCATATTTGTTTTCTTGTCCCGCATTGCCGTCCTCGCGAGCCCACAATTCCACGATGAACCGTTCATCATTTACCGTTGTGCTAGAATACGCCCATTCTGCACGAATTTCAAATCCGGACGAGGTTTTGTGTTTGCATTTTTTGCACAATTCTAGCGGGGTGTACGCATCAATTTGAGAGATGCGTAAATCCCCATTACGTTCAACAATTAAAATGGAAACTGGTCCTGACTCTGCTGCGGGTTTGGGTTTGGACGGCATTGCGAGTGAGAGAAATAGTAGATTATATAATCTTGAATTATGGGTTTAAATCATTTATTTCATATATTTTATTAACCCACCACAACACAACGCAACCCAACCCATTGATTGATTTGCGATACGTTGTAAATCTGCAAAAACTATGTAAATATAACTTAATCTAATATTTTATACTATTTAATTCATGTTTTGGATTGCCCAAGTGGTGATTGTGTCCTTTGTCATCATTTTTTTATTGCACAATTTGTATTTTTTTTTCAAAGAAACATTGACGGTTCCAAAAATGAAAGACATGGTGAAACGTCCGCAACAAAAGTATGATACATTGTTTAGGGAACTGCGCATGCGCAATGAAGAATCTAAATCGGCCGATGATGGCAATGCAGAAAATGATGTTACCAATGCAAATGCCGCAATGAAAAATGAATTAAAACGTTATTTAATGGAACTCAATGCGCCGCAATCGCAATCGCCGCAATCACAGTCGCAACCACAATCGCAGTCGTCGCAACAACCAGACCCAGAACCACATCCACAATCCAATTCAAATTTCATAGAAATTGGGTCAGCATATCAATGATTGATTAATGATTTGTTGAAATCATATTAAAGTGTGGGGGGTATTGGAATGTATATCGCACAAACCAATTCACACCGACGCGCAATGCAGCCATTCCAGATGAAGAAACTGAACCCGTTTCAATTGATTGTGCAAGAACGATTCATGAAGGTACTTGAAATTTATTATGAAAATCACGTTCATAAGAAATTTTTAGCGGATGTGTATGCCGTGATTCCTAAAGGTAAAAAATGCACAATATGGTTTACAAACAAGCAGTGCTGGATGTTTCAAATCGCGAAGCGTCCTTATCAACCCAACCAACCCAATCAACCCAATCAACCCAATCAACCCATTCAGTCATTTGACGACGTTCGCATGCTGAACATGCCGTGCATGGATGACGCCTGGTATCACGGCGAAGGCACAATATTGTATGGAACCCAAATGTCTGATAAGAAACGATTCAGTGTGGAGAACGTGCATTATTTTTGCGGGATAAAACAACAAAATGATGGGAGCATGAACCGGTTCATTGATTTTTTTGATTCTTTGAAAAAATGCAAAATGGAAGCGGCGCAATTGCAATTCTTCATGCCAATCATGCACACATCATTTAATGATGCGCTGAATGATGCGATGAAGATAACGTCATATGATGTGTTTTGCATTCAACACCGATTTTTGCAACGGACTTGCTCGGAATATAAAAATTTACTGTTTCATTTAGCAGAACAGCAACCGCAACATCAATCGCAACAGCAATCGCAACAGCAATCGCAACAGCAATCGCAACAGCAATCGCAACATCAATCGCAACATCAATCGCAACATCAATCGCGGCCTTCTCAATCATTTTTTCCAAGGCAATCACATGTCACACCCGTCACAACACCCACGCCCACACCCACACCCATTGCAAAATCAATCCAACCGCTCCGCACATTCATTCTAAAGCCGGATGCTCAAAATGACATATATTATGTTTTGCACAACAAGGATGATCCCATCACGGATAAAACAATGATTGCGCACATTCCAAATTACAAAACCAGCGTCATGATGAATTCAATATTTAGGAACATCAAAGAAAACCGAAATTTAGATGCATTGGAAGAGAGCGATGATGAAGACGAATTTGTTGACAAGGACAAGGACAAGAACAAAAATCAGTTTGTGGATTTGAACAAGTGCGTGCGCATGACGTGCGCATTCAATTATCGGTTCAAGCGATGGCAGCCTTGTGCGTGCGCTTAATTGATTCATTTTTGAGAGAGGATGTGCATTTTTAGAAGGGCCCAAATGCTGACAGCCACCGCAATGAACAGGAACAAGTAAGGAAACAGAACTAAAAACCAGGACACGCGGATGTATCCAGCAGAGCAAAGACGATTCAAAATCCACGTCCAAAACAGCGTGAACAAAATGTTTGCAAGAGTTACACTATTGGTGGATTTGCTCACGCTAAAATTCAAAGAGTTCAAATATGGGTGCAGCTTGGATTGATTCACTTGCATAAAATTTGAAAACTCATTCATGCTAAAATAAGCGCCGATCATGTAAACGACAGCAAGGGTGATATACACCTTTGCGGGGGTGCAAAGATCCTGATACATTGACATTGAAATGGATTATATAAATACAATTTATATTATATTATTTTTTTAATTATTTTTTAATTATTTTTTATTCATAGATGATATCTTTTACAAATGGGATGCACATTTGCATAGAATGATCAATGCCATAGTTTATAATTTCGTCTAAATTTTCGAAGGATTTCAGCGTTTTTATTTGGAACGGGTGTTTTGACAAATAGTGGACGAGGTAGTATTCAAATTGTGATTTGTATACATAAAGAAATGGGCCGGCGAAGACGTCATTAAACAACTTAGATTCTTTTTCTGTGTTCATAATATGATATGATATATATTGCATATTATAAAATATAAAACCAACCGCCACTGTGGCGCATAAGGCATTGTGCTGCCGGAAATTAATGTATTTTGGCTACCCGCGCATTTGCTGCGGCGCGAATGGCTGCAATGTCAATGGGTTTTGGAGGGGGAGGAGGCAACTGTGTGTTCAATGCGGGCTGATTCCAAGGGGATGCTGAATTCAATTGATTGGTTCCCATGAACCCGCGATACATGTTTTGGGCTCCAATTTTTAAATTGTCCCAACCGATTTTGATGTCTTGCGGAAATCCGCCAAATACGAACCCGCCCCGCCTGGACCTGCCTTTACGGTTGCGTTTGGAGTTAAATTTGCGGGTCTTGGATCCGCCGCTCTTGCTCAATGCATTGATTTTTAACGTAGGAACCAATCGGTTGGCATCGTGCATGCCCGGCCCCCAAAATTCAGGAACGGGGATGGGTTTGCCTGCTGGAACGCCCGACTTGCTTAATGCGAAATGATTGCCTCCATTTGTGCCATTCCAATTTGGACCAACCGCTGTCGTGCGCGCCCAACCTCCCCAACCACCTTTTTTGCTGCGCCTGTTGCGTCGCGTTTTCATAGAATGTATTGTATATTGCTTATTTGTATATATAATATGGATTCATATTATAAATATTTTATGCATTTGCGAAAAACACATAAAAACAAACAAAGAATTACAATCAATTGAATAATGTCTAATAATTTGCCGTACACAAACGCAGACATTCGCCCTAAACCAAAAATAATTGATTTATTATCATTTAATATGAACCGTGTTTTCATTCCATCATTCAATGCATATGCTGCGCATGCACTGCAATCCATGAGCACATCTGCTAAAATGTTGTTAGGATCCATGACTGCATGCATAAATGGGATTATTCCGCGCGTGTTTAAGTACACTGCCATGTCCATCTGTCTCTCCATCATTGAAGACGATTTGCAACACAATCGCGTGCCTGCAAAAAGACCGCCAATCCAATCTAGCATGTTAAATGATGTTATCATAACATTTGACGAAGAAAAAATAGAATAAGCCATTCAATCAATCAATGACAATCAATGAATCAACCAATTGTCGTTCATTCAATGTCTACATGCGTGAGGAAGTGACGCCGACAACACATTTTTTTCAGCTTGAGTGTGTCCATGACTTCCCCCTCAGGAGTTTTGTTAATGTATTCTTTGGTCAAATAAATGACCTTCTCGGTGTCCATGCCGCGAGCCATTTTCAATCGCCTCACTTCGCTGAGATAGTATTCGTATTTATTGGCAATGACGTTGCCGCAGGTGAAGCATTTAACCGGGATAATCATTGTGTTGCGATGCGGCGTGTGGTGGGTGTCTATGGATTGATTCTGATTATTATATTACACCGTTATTTTTAAATCAATTTTTAAAAATAAAGATGAAAATTTGATTTAAAAGCAATTCACTTTTATTATTTAAATTTTAAACCATGGCACAAATTAATGAAAACATTGACAATTTTTGCATCATTTTGACAAGCACCATTTACGTTAATCCCATGAAAAAATGGGTTAATATCACAGATCCAACTGAACGACTAAACTCAAATTTAAAATCAATAAAGCGATGGCTGGATGAATCAAATTTTAAAATTGTTCTTATTGATAATTCTGGATACACATTTCCCGAATTAAATGATTACATTGACAAATACAAAGAACGGTTTGAAATTATATCATTTATTGAAAAAGACATTGACAATGAGGTTTTTGTTAAGGCGGGAGCACATGCAGTCAACAATCCGGACGATTATTTATATAGTAGCAAAGGAACCAGTGAACTGTTTGCAATTTATTATACTTGCCCAAAATCAACATTAGTTGCCAAATCTAAATTTATCATTAAGATCACATGTAGATACTTTGTCAAAGAACTAGAACATTTTTTGAAGGGCGTGAATGTGGATGACTATTCCGCTTTGAGACAAAATAACGGCGACAACTGCGAAATTGTTGGGTGCCACATTAATGCGTTTCACCATGTTTTTATGCCTGCGAGCTTTAAGACCAGCAACGGATTGTATCAGCATCACATGGAAAATCTTTATAAAGACCGATTGTTGATGAAATTTCCACAAAAAAGAGTTTTAGTTTGCGACACATTTCAAATTGAACCAACCCAAATGGGAGGCGGCGATTGGATAAAAACGGAATTATGATTATTTTTTTGCTCTTTTTTTCATTGTTCGTTTCTTACCGCCACCTTTGCCTTTGTTTGTGTCCATGTGTGCTTGAATCCTCATTCGCAGTTCATGTTTGTCGTACGGGTCTGGAATTAGCACTCCATGTTTGTTGGCATATGCAGTAAGCTCAACGGTGCCCATTATATAAGCATTTGTGGGAGCGGGAGCTGGGGGAGGATTCATTATGTGTTCATATTTTTCATGCATTTCTTCATACGTCATATCTTTTTTTTCAATATTTTTATGACGAATGACGGCAATTCGCATGTCCCTGCATTGTTCTTTTGTCTTAAATGAAAACACCGGAAGCCCTTTTGATTCCAACCGTTTTATTTGTTCATGGGTGATTGGCATGAGTTCTGGCAATATGAATGGTTTAAAATCAAACCTTATGTTGTAAGATGGGTCAATTGCGTGCATTAAATGAGTCATAAGCGCCATTTCATATTTTGCACGCCTTTTTGGTATTTTACGTTTCATTTTGTATGTTCCAGAAAAAAAATTAAACTCCAGGATGTTTTCATTGATGCACCGTATTTCTCCCGATGCATGCAATCCGTATTGCAGCGTATTTATTGCAATGCCTTTTTCTTTTGCGATGCGATCTAACTCGTCCCGTTGGGCCATGCGATAAAAAATTTGGTGATGCTTTGTTCCAAATTCGAACATGTTCAGCGCCTTGGATGCATACAACTTCATTGGTTCCAATTGTCGGTCCATGCCTGTGCTAGGATCCTTTGAAATGATGGATGCAATGATGTATGTGTACATTGCACCCGGTTCAAATTGGGATGGTGTCGGATTCACAAGCATTGGGCTCATCTCATGTATTATCTCTAAATGTGATGGATCATATGAGTCCAATGGAATGTAATAAAAATTGCCATCTTCACCTTGCATGCATTGCATGCTAACCCGTGTGGTTGGATTTTGAATTGCTTTTCGTGTCATGCTTCTTTTTATAAAGTACAGTCCTTCAATTGGTGGTTTATTACTTCGCGTATTTGAAGGCCGGAGCCAGCTTTCAGGCACATCTGCGGCTGCAGCTTCACCCATTTTCTAAAAAATGATTAATATATTACAATTATATTTTAATCATTTGGATTTGATTTGCAACATTTTGTTCAATTCTTTTTCTCAGGTTGCTCCTTGACTATTAATTGAATTTTGGGGTTTCTTCCTGGTTTTTTTTTCTCTGGAACAGCAACACCTGCATCAACAGGATTAATAACAACGGGATTGGCAGCAGCAGCAACGGGCTTGGCAACAGCAGTGGCAGCAGCAGCAGCAGCCTTAGCCTTTGGTTTTGTTGCAACAGCAACAACCGGGACGACAACAACCGGGGCTTCAACGGCCTTGTCCAGTTCCTCTTGTTCCTGTTCCAACGCCGCCATCTGTTTTTCAAACGCGGTGGATGTGCCCAGCAGGCTCTTCACCACCAGTTCCGCATTGTCAATGGAACGCACCTTCTTGAACACGAAATAGCGGTTGTAAAATGAGATGCGGCGTTCATAGTCCCGCATGTCTGGTGCATCCCCCAAATCAGATGCTATCGCAGGGGTTTGCTTGATGCGCGTCATCATCTGCGCATACAACTGCTCAAACATTCCGGTTCCGTCCGGCAACCCGAGTTTCAATGCATCTTCCCGTGGCACCACCTCAAAGCCGAAATTCGCCATCAATCGTTTCAAATATGCAAAGTTGACCAAATATTCGCGAAACGTCTTGTTGATGGATTCCTGATACACGTCAATCGCATATCCCACGCAGGTCTCGTCATCCGGAAACTCGGTGGCAGCATAAGCCTTGGTCACCTGCCACACGCGTTTCCCTTTGTGCAGCACGGCGATGCCGTCACCCTCCTCATACGGCTTCAGCGCATCAAACATGGTTGCGCCGTCATATGTTGTGCCGATGAAGTATCCGCCCACTTCCGTGCACTCGCACACGTTGCGCAGAAAGTTGCACACATTGGCGCGGTTTTCAAACATGTAGTGAATCGCGAACTGGCACGACGACACATTGAACCCGTTTTCCGCTTTTCCGTATTCGCGATACACGCCTTCGCCAAGCAGCGCTTTGTCCTTCGGACCATCTCCGAACACGGCCCTTACAATCTGCTTGTATTTTTCGCCGCTGATTCCGGCCCCGCTTTTTACATTCAACGCACTGTTTCCATGGACAAACAGCGCCGACGGCATGATCGTGAACCGCTTGCAGGATTCCAAGTAGCGCGCGCATGCGCCATCCAGCTGGTTTTGAATGTTGTCTTTTGAAATGTCAATGCCTAACACGAATGATAGATTGGCTTGAATCCATTTTTGAAGGTCGCCCGCCTTTCCGACCGCAAAGTCAATGAGCGTATTTCCACGCTTGCTCACACCGCCAATCAGCGCGCGCTTGACATACCGGTTGTGGAAATCGCGCAGCCCGCGCGTGGTGGTGTCACCCGAAGACGAGACGCGATTGTAATACACGTCATCATCGGCTATCTCATCCGGAATGTCTGTGCCAGTCGTGAGCATTTTCTTCGTGATGGGATTGTGTATGGTGTGCCAATTGGAGTTGGCGACGTGATAGGCGTTGCCGTAGTTCTTCTGGCCGCTGCGATACTCCGCTGTTTTATCGGTGCGCACGCGCAACGGAACCCAGTGAAAGCGGGGATCGGCAGACTCCGCATTGTATGCACACTCAATGATGGTTCCGTCTTCAATGACCTCGTTTTCGGAAGTCAGCATCAGACCGCGATTTCCCGCCGCATCAGCGCGAAGGATAACATTACACACATGGGCCTCGGGATCATACGGGTTTGTCGGATAAAATGGCACCGGTTTGTAAGAGTCTTCGCCAGTGCCTCTGTTGTCGCTTCTGGCACCCGCGCCTTTCCGCGGCAATTTCCCCTGTATGATATCCTCGCACGGATTCAAATAACCGTGTTTTTTTTCGTCAAACCCGACCCGCAGTGTGAGTGTATTGTACTGCACAACCTGGTCATTTTTCGCAGTATTTACGCCGTCCGCGTAAATGCTCGTCAATTTGGGTTGTCCATTGGTGTCTTTTACCACCGTGGCCAGAAAGTCAATGGTGTTGGCTTCGGTGGGTTTCCATTTGAATGAGAGCGGCCACGTGATTTTGGTCTTCGGACCTGCGACATCTCCGCCAACATCTCCGCCAGCGGGGGCATCGGCCGGCGTGAAAATGATGCCGTCCGTATTGTATTCATATGCACTGGAATCAATCTGCAACATGAGCGTGGCGCAACACTGGAAAATGCTTTGATCCTGTCCCGTGTATTTGAATTTCTTGTATTCAATGCGGATCGGGCATGTGGCTGCCCCGCGAACAACGGAGCGCGCACCCAACCGAGTGATCACATCAACCAATAGCGGCAGACGGAACTTGCTCGCAGACACTTCGGCGGAAGGCGGCACGAAATGCAGCGCGCGCACATCCTTGCCGGCAATGTAATACGCATCAAACGCAGCAAACAGGTTGATGAACCGGCCACTCTTGTCGTGCAGGATGTGCTCACCATCCAATAACGTATTGAACAGCTTGTCTTCAGCGCTCTGCGCCCCCGTGAACTGCACGCGCATGTTGGTATCAATGAGGTAAATGCGCCCCGTGGGCGATACGTAGAGCAGCTTGCGCGCGCCGTCAGCCTTATCCGTCACCGTGTAATTGTTTCGCACGTTGGGAATGGTGCAATTTTCATTGACGGGCACAATGTTCTGCAGCTGGAGCGTGTAGGATGACGGACCGATGAAGTTTTTTGGGAACAACTTGACTGCGCTGTCCGAGCCCTTTTCTTTGTGTTCTTTGTGTTCTTTCTGTTCAGGATGCAACAAATGAATGTAGTCTGTCGCCACACCCGAGAGTTCAGCTGCACCCACCGGATAGTTGGTGCCTTGCAAACCCGACATCACGGTCTTGATAGTTGATCGCAATGCATCCGCCAACTTACGCGCAGAGCTAAACGCGGTTCCTTGCCCGACCGCATCGTTCAGCACCTCAATCTCAATTTCATATTTGGGCTGAGACTCAGTCACCTGAGATTCGGCAAACGTGTGCGTTGGAATCATGCCGTTGCTGCCGCCGGTGCCATAGTCACGGCGCGATTCTTTGACGATGCTCATGTCAACGACGAACGGAAACGCAGGGTTGCGAAACGTGCTGCGGTTGATGTAGCGAAACGTTTTTTTGCTGCTGCGCCACGGACCAACCACCGTTTTTGCGGCGGAAGACGATTCCGCAAACTGTTTTTCTTTCTGCAGCGACAAACGAAAATTGAAGTCGTCAAAATTGAGTGGGGGAATCATTTCACCGTTGTCGCCTTCAATCCCCGTTTTTTGAACGAAGGTCGGCGTGACCGTTTCCAGCGAATTGGTTTTGCAATACAACTGAATATTGTGTAGTCCCTTGATTTCGGTGCGAATGTTGGACATTTTGGGTTTGCCAGTTTGCGGGTCCAGGCTCTCGGAATTGATTTTGAGGGTGTAGTCGTCCATTTTTTCCATGATGAATCCGGATGACAGCAGTGCTTTGATAACATTGTCAAAATCAATTTTGGTAGTGGATGCAACGTGTTTCAAATTGCGAGTTCCAAATCGCACCTCCAATTCAAGCGAGCCGCCGTCGGTTCGCAACACCCCGCCTAAATACCGTTCTATCATGTCATCAAATAATTCATGAGGGGGGGCTTGCTTTTGATGCGTCTGCATTCTGATTCGGGATCCGATGGTGTATATTAAGAGAGCATATTATTTAAATTCAATTTTACTATTTAATTTAGATAATTAGAGTGGTGTCCATTCTACAAAACGAGCTGTTTTGCAACTGAGTCATATAGTTCCTGTTTTTTCATTTTGGGCTTGAGCTGGATCTTCAGCTGGTGGCACATTTCGGTGAGTTCTGCAACGGTGTAAGCGCTCGCCGATTTAATGGGCTTCTGCAGGGTTTCAATGCGATAATGCGTTGCTCTTATTGATGTCAACTGCGTTTCAGTAGCCGGTGTCATGGTGATCTGTTTGTTAGTGCGTTCTATGATATGAACCGGTTTATCCGAAACCGCATCACTGATGAACTCGGCGTAGACGCGATTGGCCGGATTCACAAACACCGCATTCAACGAGTTCAAATGCACCAGCACTTGGAACGTGTGCAATGAGATGCGTTGTGACATAATGTCGCCTTCAATGGTGGACGCCGCGAATTTGATTCCAGTGGTTTGTTTCAATGCTTTGCCCTTGTCTCTCACCATCATTATTTGGTCGCGCTTGCCGTCCTGCTCGGCCGTGAACCGGTTTGCTAGTTGCTCGTATTTGAATGCGCCGTGCATCATCACATACAGACACCAAAACAGCGGGTCTTGATTCAATGCGGGGCGAAACACGTTATCAGCTGGTTTTGGTTGCATTTGGGTTGGTTTTTGTGGCTGGTGTTGCATTGATTGCATTGGTGTTGGTTGCATTGATTGCATTGGTTTTGGTTGCATTTGTGTTGGCGTTGGTGTTGGTTTTTGTTGCATTGGTTGCACAGTCGTGTCATACAGCATAACATCCCGCAATTTAGTTAAAGCATTGTTGATACTCGTTTGATTGGGGTTGACCTTGTGCATGGGTTGGTTTAGTTGACATGCATCATCATATTGTGTTTAAATCAATTGCACTTATTTGAATTGTCCATTTGGTTCATGGTTCATTATAAATAATATATGTTGTAACACTATAACACAATCTATATCATAATAATGTCAAGTCGGCCAGATAGTCCCGAACCCATCGGATATGATGTAGCTGCCGCAGATAGATATTTTGCAGCAGAAGCGGAAAAAAAAAGAAAAGACGAAGCAGAACGAGCAGCTGCAGAAGCAGCAGAAACAGCACGATTGGCAAAAAACACAAATATGCAAGAAGTGGACGGCGGTGCCAAAAGAAAACGAACTACAAAAACGAAAAAAATGAAGCGAAGGCACAAACGCAAATCTCACAGCAAATCAAAGCGCGGCATGAAAAGATAGAATTATTGGAATTGTAATTATAATTATTCATTTAGTTTGATTGAATGCTTGTTTTTGCGACGACTTCGCTTCGTTTTTTTTATTTTGCGACCTCCACTTCGTCTTTTTGAAATCATGCTTTTTAAATGAGCCAGTTCTGGGGGGTGCATTTGGGACGGTGGTTGCACAAGAGCACCCACTAATGATGTCATAATTCCACTTCTTGCAAGCATTTTCGCACGTTCTTCACTGGTTATAGATGGAACCGATGTCAACAATGCCTTTGCCTTATTTGCCTTTGCCTTATTTGCAAGAGTTGGGGTTGACACATGTCTGGTTGCAGGGATTAATGATAATAATGTTTGTCGCCGTTTGGTCAAATCAAATTGCAATAACTCCTCTGCTTTTGACACCAATTGGTGCAATGTTGTCATTGGATCTCCTTTGCTTATGCCAAATAAATTACATCCCGGTACCAAAATATATTCATCAATAATGGCTATACTGTCTGGGTCAAGTGGGTCAATGTTCTCAATTAACTCGCGTAATGTTCCAATGTACCATCTAACGCATCTAATTATTGCACCCCGTTCTCTATAGTAATTATCTCTTATACTTAAATCACTACTGATTTCACTGTAGCTTCTTTTGAATTCATCTGATAATGAAGGTTGCATTGCCATATGATGTAAAAATGCATTAAGGTTTGCCCAGTTGCCGCGTGGTAGAGTAGCAGCAGCTCCAAGTATGCCTCTCATTGTTTGCAAATGTGCATATATTCTTTTATCACATTTGATGAGTGATTCATTTGATGGTAGGTCAAATGCATGTGACTCAATTACAGATGATCCAACCCGACGGTCGTATGCATGCCTGCACATGACGCCAAACGCGCGCATGTCAATTATGTGACCCGAATGAAACGTCACAAAGGCAATGTGGCGAGGCAACCACCATATCACTTCATCTAACTGGTGCATGCATTGTTCAGTGGATATCCTCTCGCCATCGTGGGTTAATTTCAATAAATCACTTAATCTCCTCAATGTTAGTGAATCATCTACGCTATCCATGAAATTTATTTTATTTATCACTGTGCATTACAATGATATATTAATTTGGAATTGAAATCATTTATTTGGGTTGGTTAAATGCTTAATCTTCATTGGGTTTTGGTTTTGCGCCGACGACTTCGCTTCGTTTTTTTTATTTTGCGACCTCCACCTCGTCTTTTTGAAATCATGCTTTTTAAATGAGCCAGTTCTGGGGGGTGCATTTGGGACGGTGGTTGCACAAGAGCACCCACTAATGATGTCATAATTCCACTTCTTGCAATCATTTTCGCACGTTCTTCACTTGTTATAGATGGAACCGATAACAATGCCTTTGCCTTATTTGCCTTTGCCTCCGCATTTGCCATAGTTGGATCTAACTGTTTGGTTGCAGGGATTAATGATAATAATAATGTTTGTCGCCGTTTGGTCAAATTAAATCGCAATAATTCTTCTGCGTTCGACACCAATTGGATTAATGTTGTCATTGGATCTCCTTCGCTTATGCCAAAAAAATTACATCCCGGCACCAAAATATATTCATCAAGATTGGCTGCGTCTTTCGGATCAAGAGTATTCGTTTGAATCATATCAATTATTTTTTTTAATGTTTCAATGTACCATCTAATGCACCTCATTGTTGTCCCCCATTCATGATAATGCCCATCTCTTATCTCTAAATAATTAGCGATTTCATGAAAGTTTTCTCTCAATTGATCTTTGTGTGGTGAGAATGACATGTGTGCCATGTGATATAAAAACATTTTAAGGTTTCTCCATTTCCATCCCCCTCCTGGTAGATCCTGTTTTTTATAACCTTTAAGTATGTCTGCTATTATTTTTAAATGGTGTAGCAATTTTGTCTCATCTTTAATGAATGATTTATTTGATGGCATTGTTTCAAAATTGAAGGAATCTGGGTTTACCAGTTTGTACCGTTTATATATATCCCTGCACATGAGACCAAACTCATGCATGTCAATTATGTCATCCGAATGAGAAGTCATAAACTTAATGTGTCTAGGCAATAACTCAATGATTCTATCTAAATGTTTAATGCATTGATCCGTTGATATGTCGCTGGTGTTGTCTATTTTTAGTAAACCAACCAATTCCCCTGCAACTTCAACATTTGTTCCCGTCCTTTCAAGATTCATTTAATGCATTTATAAAATTAACTAATATAAAAAAACATATTAGAATTACATTCATGTTTATGATTATCAAATTCAAATGCCAACCGCCGATTTAAAGCAATTGAAGGACCGAATTGAGGCATTGAACCAGCACCATCAAATTCAAATATTGCAAATCATGACTCAATGCAAGGTTGACCTGACTGAAAACAAAAACGGGGCATTCATCAATTTGACGAACGTGGATGATGCCGTCATTTCCAAAATCACCGATTATTTGGGATACGTTGATGAACAAGAGACCCAATTGAATGAAGTTGAGAATCAAAAAACGGAGTTAACGAAACAATTTTTCAAACCATAGGCATAGGCACGGCGGTGGCCGTGGTGGTCCATTCGCCAATGATGGACACCTGTTTATCGTTCAATTCAAACCGTCTTCCAACTACGCGAACCTGAATCATGTCACCCGGTTTAATAGAATCCATTGACATATAATTTGCAATCATCCGCGTGGTGGCGGTATCGTGCATTTCACGTGAAATGTAAATGACCACCGGGGATGGATTTGCGCAGGCATGTGCCCGAATGCCCGCCTGCGTCACCGTTTTTGCAATGCAATTCATGATGGCGCCCTCTTTCGGACAACACAACATGCACTCAATCTCCAGATCAAACCGAATGTTTCCAGCCGCAAAGGTGCCAATGGAATGCGATCGCAGGTTGCAAGAACCGGCTTTGACAAAGCCTTCAGCAATGCAGCGGCCATCAATTTCACTGGAGACGACGTGCTTCAGGTGGTCTTCCATGCACTTAAAATTGGGTATGTCAGAAAACGGAATGCACAATTTGCGACGAATGCAGGTTGAATGATACAACAACGAATTGTCCGGATACGCGTGGGATAGAGTCATTCGTCGGATCTGAGGTCTTTAACTACATCATGATTTAGCCCTAATTTTAATTCAATTTTTTGAATTAACATTTAATATATCTATCTATCTAATCTATCTATCTAATCTATCTATCTAATCTATCTATTGTTATCAATTGAATGCACATTCTCTCATTTGTCGTGCTGTGCAAGTTCCCCAATGACCGAAACGGCGGGATCATTCAACTCAAAGTGCTGTCCGATGACGCGCACCACGATTTCATCCCCCGCCTTGATTTTGGCGAACCGCGGATTGGAATAGTGATGGTCACGTGACACAAACACGATTACGGGACTGGGTTCGGGCACAATGTGCGCTTGCAGTCCCGCCTGCGTCACATTCTGCACGACGCAATGAATGAGCATGCCCTCCACCGGATTGCAGGCTTGATACTCGTAAACAACTTCAAACGCAACCGCGGCATAGTCGGTCAAATCCCCGGATGAATATGCCAGCAGCTGGGTGGATCGGGGACGCACATATCCCTCTGCATTGCACTTGCCTTCATGCTCGTGCGCTAAATGCTTTTCCAGCACGTCCCGGATGTTGCGTCCAATTGCGGTAAACGGCAGCACAACCTTCCTTGACACCATGGTCGGAACGTAAATGTCGGTGCTAATGGGTTGTTGTTGTGGGCGTTGTTGTGGGCGTTGCTGTGGGCGTTGTTGTGGGTGTTGTTGATGGCGTTGTTGATACATGCAATTGAGAGATATTGATGATATTGATGATATTGATGATATTGATGATATTGATGATATTGATTATATAGTTAATATATGTGCATATTAGTTTTATTTGCTTAAACATAATTATCATTATTATGTTTTGGATTGGCGCACGGCTTGCACCGGCGTTAAAAACCAGTGCTTGCCGTCCTTCTGCATCAGATTGTAGCTGCGCAAAAGCAGTTCGGGTAAAACGCAAAACCGCGCCGTGTTTTGATCCTTCGTGCCTTCCATAGTATACATCGGCGGCGCATCCGGATTCAAGCCGTGTATGATTTGATTCACAATGGTGAGACGGCGCTGTTTGGACGAGATTTGATCGCACCGCGCACCCACCCCCTTTTCTTGCACGTATTTGATCTTAAACACGGCATAGCTTCCCCCGCTTTTTTCCTTAAATTCCGCAATGAATCCGATGATTGGAGACAGGGTTGACTCGCGGGGCATCCTGGCCGCAATTTCATCCATGTAAGGACGCCATTCAACGCTAGATGGTGCGGCAGCCCACGCAGATGCCGCATTTTTGCGTATAACCAGTTGCATGCCCGTTGTCGCCTGCATCTTCAGCAGGAGCATGCCTTCCTCCCCCGCGTATTTCAGATTTTTTAGTATTTGACCGTCAAAATATTCGCGAGCAAACCGGTCAAACTCGTCGCCGGGCGCCTGCGCATAAAGCGTGTTCAAATACTGCAGCCCAATGTCGTGGGACGAAACCATCAGCTCTTCCACGAAATGCTCCACGACGCATCGCTTTAATATAATCGGATCAGTATCACTTAATTCCCGAATCACGTCTCGGCACAGCTCGTTCCACGTTTTTGTGTTTTTGTCAGTCGCTTTCGCCAAACCCGTGGGTATGGTTATTTCCAGATATGCCTTCTTCATGTCTTGAACCTGGGTTGGCACCGCCATGAGTTGCATTGGCGCGATTGCTTTGGGCTTTACAAACCCGTGCTTTTCGGCCAGGCGTTCCAGCGTGCCGTTCTTCAGCGGAAACGATATGTGCTCCCGCTTAAATTGCAAAGGAGCGCTGCGTTCATAAATGCCGATCCGCGGGTCCGTTATTTCCGATGGTTGAAACAGGTAATATTCACCCACATTGATGAGGCGCCCGGTGCGCCCGTATCGGTCCACCAAATGATCCCCATCATCGGCAATCATTCGGGTTAGGGCGACGTCCACTTGCTCGCGCGGGTGCCCAATTAGGTGATTCAAGAGCGTTTTTCGCGCGTAAAAATGTTGAACCTTGAACAAGTCGCGAATGCGCTGCATGATTTGGTCGGCATTCATGATGATGAAGGGTTCCGAATACGTGTTGTCGTTCACCTTGATTGGGCCGCTGGTTCCGACCGCGCACTTGTATTCGCAGGTGGCCTGATAGTCGCACACGAATGAAAATGGGCGGTCACCAATCGCATACTGGCTAATCACGGTTCCGTCGGCCAGCACTTGGCGCACGGTGACATCTTTACCGCCATTGTGCCGCCGAATGACCTCCTGGCTGAATTTGGTTTGGTCAATGTTGAGCAAGCAGTCCACCGCATTTTCTTTCAGAATGCGGCTCACTTGTCCGATTTGCGCGGCCTTTGCTTCGGCCAGACGGTACACGTAGAGGTCAGCGGCTTCCATGTCGGGACTGCCCGACAGCAGCGTTCCGTATAAAAACAGCTGCACATTGCGCTCCACAAACGGGAGGTCGGAGTGGCTGCAGTTGCGCACGGCGCGACCAATGATTTGCTCAATGCGGTTCATGTTGTACCACGGCTCCATGATGTGCACCTGGCGCACGTTCTTGAAATCAATTCCCTCGCTGCCCGCCTTGGAAATGATAACGACCTTGATGCGCTGGCCGTTCGCGTTGTCCGTTGTGAGCGCTTCCAGCTCGGCGCGGTTGTCCGGTGACAGCTGCTTGTCTCCCGTGAACATGGCGTATTTTGCAGCGAACCGATTTTTTGTGGCTCCATCATATTGGATGATGCGCTGCGGCACAGGGGCAGTTTTAAACAGCGACCCCACGTCTTTGTCGTATCGCGTGAACCCCATCTCTTCCAAGGCCAGCGCAATGGGCACCGCACCACCGCCAATGTATTCGCTGTAAATCATGACGATGCCGGCGGCTTTTTCGATTTGTGCGCAAATGCTGGCGATTTTGCTGCTGTATTTGCCGATTTCCGCGCGCGAGAAAATGTGGCCAAAATTCGTCCGCGTGGTGGGCTTGTATTCAAAATTGGAAATGCGCGTACCGTCTTCAGACTCTTCGTATTTCATGACGCGTCTCAGTCCCGCGTCCCCTAGCAATCCCTTGACATCCATTTTCTCAATGAGGGCCACGTCGGCAGCCCTCACATTCGCATCAGCGGCGGCGGCCGCTTGAGGACGGCGTGCCACGAGTCTATCAAATTCCACGCTGGGATACACCATGTTGAGCGCTTCTATGGGCTGCTTCAGCAAAAACGAGCCGAACGATGTGGCGTCGTCCGACATGTCCAGCCGTTTTCGGTCAATGATGTAATTATAAACCGTTTCTTGATACGCCCCCGCGGGATTCAAATACACGTCCAGGTGCTGCAGCGGATCCGGAATCTGGGTTCCGTTCAATTGCAGCGTGGGGTGCTTGTCACGATTTAGCAAAAAGGAATGCTGGGGAGCAAACTCTCGCGGGGTCATTCTATAGGGAAAAATATAGGGATTCTCTCCTTTTACCACCGAAATGTAGCCGGTGGATTTGATGCGCAGCAGTTCGGCACCCACTTCGCGACCGTCTAAGCGCAGCAAATTCCCATCCCGGTCAAACACGTCGCTCACTGAAATGGTGGCACGACGATCGTTCACGTTCATCAAATTCAGCAGCCACACGATCTCGCGCGGGTCGTTGTACATGGGCGTGCCCGACAACAGCAGCAGTCGCAAATTATCGGCATATCGCACCAATTTATACAATTCGGCAGACACACTGGTTCCTTCTTTTTTGGCTTTCTTGGTGACGTCCTTGGCTTCTTCGTCGCTGCGCACGTTGTGAATTTCATCCACAATGAGCAGCCGGTAGTTGAACTCGTGCTTAATGGCGCGAATGGCCTCTGGTTTCGCGGACCCCTCCTTTGTTGTCGTGAGCCTGTGCACCAAATTGGCCAATTCAATGTAGCCCATGAATTCATAATTTGCGTTGATGAGCCGGGTGATGCGCTGCACAATACTGGCGCGCACGCTCTCCACGTTTCGTTCCGTCAAATCCGTCAGTTCCGCATTTGCTCCCACTTCCTTTAACAGCTTGGTTCCGGTGCAGCCGCGAATCACGAACTGACGCGTGACCCGGCTGAACTTCAATTTATTGAAATCAAACAACTGTTTGCGAAAATTGTCCTGCACGTTGACCGAAGCAACCACCAGTATTTTTTTGACCGCACCCACTTGATGCATGTAGTCGCGCATCTCTTCGGCCACGCTGATGGCCGAACACGTTTTGCCGGTTCCGAGACCGTGATACAGCAACAGGCTGTTGTAAGGCGTCATCGCAGATAAAAAATTGCGCACAAAGAGCTGATGCGGAGCCAGCTCAAAGGCAGCCCCACACATCTTTGCCGCTTCGGTTTCCATCTGATTTTGAGACACAGGCATGATCGCGTTGTGTTTGGTGTCGTTGAATTCCTTTCGCTGCGCAATGTTCAACGCAAAATCGGGGGCATTCAATGTTGGATACAAAAACTCCAGGCCTTCTTCTTCGCCTGCATTGACCGCAGCACCGCGTTTCCATTCCTGCAATTCATTGTAATGCATCCCTGCATTGGGGGGTAGATTCGGGGATGGATCCTGATTCGCAAGCAGAATGGGATGCACGTGTTTGGGTTTTGATGGGGGGGGTGCGATGGGGTCTGGTTGTTGCTGAAATGCGGGAGGATCCATCACAAAATTATTATTATTTGCAGTTATAATATAAAATGATTATAAATTGGGGAAACCGAACTCACCCAACAAACAAATCTAACAACACACTATCACATATTCTATCAACGCATTGTTTAAATTGCGCAAAATGTTTATTTTTTCTAAATTATACGGACGAATGTGTTGAATGCATTCTCTGTATGAAAACCACGCCATTTTGCTGACTTCTGTTTTTTGAAAAACGGGCGATGTTTCCAATAACAATTGTTCGGGCAACGGCATGTATGCAACGTAATATTTGTGCTTGTACGTTTTCATATTGGAACCCATGAATATTTCTTCATATGGAATGATGTTTTGCATCACAACTAAACGGGTATCATCGTATCCTGTCTCTTCCGAAAATTCACGAAGGGCGCATTCAATGTCCTTTTCCTGATAATTGCGACGTCCCTTTGGAAATCCCCATTCAGGCTCAGTCCACCGAGTGTTGGAATTGGCAATCAAAGAGTTCAGCGAGTAATAGATGCCCCCGTTGCGATTCAATTTTATACCGGACTTCAACGTGTTAAATCGGTCACATGACACGGCTTCTTCGTTTTGATATTTTGAATTTAAATAATCTCCCCACACATTTTTCCACAACTCGCTAAATGTTTGTGTTTGCAACCGATGTTTTTCATCCACCGTCATTTCGTCAATCAACCGTTGCACATATGTTTGATTGTAAATCGGATATTTGCCGCGAATGAATTCCACAAATCCGAGCGTGTCCTTTCGCCGGATCATCAAATACGATGCGCCTTCGGTTCCGTCTTTGAACACAATCATGCCGTTGCTGATAATTGGATTTTTACACGCATGCATGACATGCCCGTTCTTTCCACAATTATTGCAAAATATATTTCTTTTTGAAAACGGATGATGCGATGGTTTCATGACATGTGATTTATTTTCGCCACCTTCGTTGGTGCCTTCGTTAGTGCCTTCGTTGGTGCCTTCGTTAGTGCTTTCGTTAGTGCCTTCGCTGCTACCTTCTCCACAATTGCCTTCAACAATGTTGTCTTCATCATTACCTTCAACCGTGTCTTCGCCTTCACTTTTCAACGCATTAAATGAATACATGCAATTTAATAATAAATAAATGAGTTACTTTATGTGTTAAATTGACCTTCTTTTTATATTGTTTGATTGTAAAAAATAAGAGACAGACATACATAACACGACACACGCGCATCAATTCATGAAATCCAATCTGGTTTATAAAAACGGCGACGCCACTACCGCACTGGATGCCGCCGTGTGGGGGCCGCACTATTGGTTCGTGTTATTTAGCATGGCGGTCACGTATCCCGAGAGACCGAACGACGTCACCATCAAAAAATACTATGATTTCATACAAAATTTGCCGTTATTTTTGCCAAACCATCAAATGGGCAGCGTGTTTAGCGAATTGTTGGACAAATACCCCGTGTCCCCCTATTTAGACAAACGCGAATCGTTCATTAAATGGGTGCATTTCCTGCACAATCAAATCAACCTGCGTTTAAATCGCGATGAAGTGTCGCTGCAGGATGCCGTGAATGCATACTATTCCAATTACAAACCCAAGGAGGTTCGCATGCGCGAAGAAATCAAATATCGTCGCAAATTGATTTATGCTCTGGTCGCACTAACCGCCGCAACCACCATGTATCATTTGTATTACAATTAATTTTTAATTTTCATTAGTTTAAATATTTGCAACATATAGTGACAGGCATACGTGCGTGCATAGATAAATAAAGGCAATGGCAAAATTCACTCGTCGTCGCAAGGCAATTCACCATACCCATCATGGTCAAACCGGTGGCATTCCCATATTTGCAGGTGCACAAGGGTGCGTGTTCAAACCCGCGCTAAAATGCAAGAATCAGCATCGCAATTACAATGACGGCAACATTAGCAAGTTGGGACAAAATGAAGGTGCGGAAGCCGAAATGAGAGAATATGAACAAATAAAACAATATTTAATAAAAATAAAAAACTATAAACAATACTTCAGCGTGCAAGCCGAACTGTGTGAACCTGATCCCCTGGAACCCCGCGATTTGGTCAATTTTGATGACGTTTGCACCAATTTGAAACAGTTCAATATAACCGCCGCCAATGTCAACGCCAATTTGAGCAAGTTACGCATGATTAATATGCCCGATTTGGGCATTGATTTTAAAAAATGGATGGAACAGACCTCATTCAATGCAGCCAATCTGCGTCAATTGAATGATCGCATTTCAAACCTGTTGATTCATGCGGTGGGTCCCATGAATCGGCTTGGCGTCATTCACAACGACCTCAAATCCGAAAACGTCATGATCGACCGCAACAATTACACTCGCATCATTGACTGGGGGTTGGCTGGCATAACCACCCCCAACCAAGTCGTTCCCGCGCATCATTTCATGAACAATCCCGTCACATTCAACCGCCCCTTTTCAACCATGGTCATTTCAACGGACGCGCTGGAACTGTACTCATCGGTTGTTTTGAAATCCATGGCAGCCGCAGCCAGTCTCACCGTAGAACGAATCAAACATTTCACGCGCGCAATGTACAAAGAATACATTGACGCATTCGACATTGCCGGATATAAATACCTTCAATACATTTACAAGTCCATGTTTGGATCCGAAAATGATGAAATGCTGATGGATGCGGTTGCCACTTACAACGCTGAAATATTGTATCATTTTACGGACCGTGCCAGTCTGACATTTCGGTTGGATGAATATTTTAGCAAGGTGTATCGCTACAACACGGACGTGTGGGGATTAATGTCCGTGTTCTACAGCATATTCATGATGCCGCGCAAAAGTTTCATCATGGCCGATGCGGCGTATGCTGACATGCTGCGCCGGTATCGCACTCTCTTCAGCACCGTCGTGTTTGCAAACGGGCATGAACGTATGAACGTGTCGCACATCGTGCAACAACTGCGACAAATTAGCGACGCGGTGTCCAATGCACACCGGCATCGGACCCAAAAAAAAAGAACGGTGCGGGTTCGGTTCAATTTCAACATGAAACCCAATGCCAACCCCAACCCCAACCCCAACCCCAACCCCAACCCCAAAACCATTGCACGAGTTGCAACCCCGTATCAATATGTGCCCAATGCACCCAATCCACAACATGCACCCAATCCACACAATGCATTTGATCGCATCATTCCAAAAAAATAATGCCATTGTAATACATACGCACGCATAGTCAAAGCACAAAATCATGAAATTGGAATTGTTTGTATTTGGAATCACCGCATTTCTCGTGTTCAACACTTACTACGATGGCAAATACCTGAAGGTGTTTCATTCATGGCAAAAGGAAATTAAGATGTCCACATTTGCATTTGTTGGATTATCTCTCTATATCTTCCTGAAAAAGAACCCGGGACAGTCGCACACCATGCTGTCGCACGCAAATGACATCATCCGATACATGCCGATCAGCCGGTCGTCTGCCGACATGCTGTCGCCCTTTCTGGATTTCGCAAACAAGAAATCGCTGTTCCAAGACGGGGGTGAAGGCCAGAATTTAGCACAATCGGGTGGGGGTGGGACAAAAGAGGCGCAAATGGAGGCGCGCATTATGGCATCCGGACGCAACAATGCCACTAAGCGCAGCGTGAGCGAAACCAAAAAGAAGTTCGTGGCGGCGCAGCAGTCCTGGAAGTGCGGCCACTGCGACCGCCAGTTGCCGGCGTGGTATGAAGTGGATCACATCGTGCGCCTGGAACACGGTGGCTCCAACAATGTGGACAATTTGGTTGCACTGTGCCGCGACTGCCACGGCAAAAAAACCGCCATGGAAACATTTTAATCATTAATCAACCGTGATCAGGGATCAATAACTCAATAAAATGTTATAAAATATTATAAAATATTATAACATAATACACTAATACATTAGGCATGGATGTTTTGCAAGAGCAGTTTGACCAATCGGTTCAACTTATTAAAACCAAAATTTCTCCAACTTCCAATGAAGATTTGTTAATTCTTTACGGTCTCTATAAACAAATCATGCAGGGCAATTGCACCACGCCACAACCATGGGCGGTTCAATTAGAACAACGAGCAAGATGGGATGCATGGTTTTCACATTCTGGCACGAATAAAAATGAGGCCATGCAAAAATACATTAAAAAGGTGAATGACCTTATGCAATCTTAAAATGCTTTGCGCACAATTGGTGTATTTAAGGCACTATCGCATCGTAACCCGAATATAATTAGTATGTTATTTTGCACATTTTAAATATATGCAATGTATAATAGTGTTTTAAAATAATAGCAATTTTATAAGGCAATGCAATCCGCTGCTCCTCCTACTGGTTCTGAGGACTCGTGGTGGAAAAAACCCGGGTATTATTTGTGGCTGCTTGCAATCGGCGCAATTGTGTATGCTTACGTGTTTGCAACCAGTTCAATTGCTCAGACAACAAATCAGGGAGCGAACACTGGCGCGGCCCCGGCCACCGGTGCCCCCACCGTCAACGTTGGCAATCAAGTGTTTTTATTGTTGGGGTGCATTCTCATTTACATGTTTATTACAAAAATGTGGACAAACGGACAATACGAGCTGCTGACAAATGCGAATATATCGGGTTGGATTGTTCCAGTTGTGAATGCAGTCATAACATTCGGGTTATTGATCGGTCTCGTGTTTGTGTCCATTTTGGCCACGCAATCCAACGTGACTATGAACAATAGCACCGCTGATGACAGCAAAGGGTTTTTTGGGTCAAACATCACGTTGATCGGTTTAATACTAATTGCACTTATTGGACGTATTTCGTATATTTGGAGATACAATTTAACTCCAGCAACTGCGACGATGACATTTATTTCCAACACATTTTTACAGTCCTCTCAGTTTGTTCTTAATTTCTGGTTTCCTCTCGTCATGATGTATTATTTCATACGGGTGGGCCCCAACTACTGGTTTCAAATTGTGGCGGGCGTCTCACTGTCCGTTACGATTTTGATGATGTGTTACAATTGGTGGAAAATATCCACTCAGCAGGTTCCAATTACCCCGGCCTGGGAAACGTTCAAACAGATGGCCAAAGACGTCTGGAACTCGTTCCCCATTGCGCCCTACCTGAAATACGTGGAAAACACGGACATCATGGACGTTGCAAAACGGGTCATGATATTTGCGTTGTTGGCCTACGTGGCGTATTTAATGATCAGCGTTTACAAGTTCAAACACACATTGATTCCGTGCATTGGAACCAATTTTGCGTCGTGTTTCGGAGTGACCGGGTCGGATTACAGTTCCAATGACACGCCGTATGTGAATGCACTGTTTTGGACATTGATGATAAGTGTGGGGGTAAATGTATTGAATTGGATCCTGCAGTTGGTGTCGGTTTACACGCACGTCAATAATTGGGCGAATGGCAAAACGGATGCAGCGGCGCCCAGCAATTTCACAACCGCCGAGAGAGCAATGCAACTCCTCAAACTGTTGGTGTTCCCGTTTTATTGGTTGATAAAGATGTTTCTCCAGTATCCGGTGGCAACCATTGTTGCGTTCATTGCATTTGCCGCGCTGGGTCTGCTGCTGTACCGGTCATCATTTAACCTCACCGACTTCGTGGACGGTCAGCGCGGAACGGTCATAACCATGTTCACCATGTTCGTCGCATCCCTCCTCATTTTCGGGGCGTATTCCATGAATTCATCCACTACGGGAATGGTGGAAGGCACCATGTCGTACGGCCAATTCATTGGAAAAATTGGAGTAGTCATGGCAGTTGCGGTCTGCATTGTGGGGCTGCTGCTGTATTTCCTGAACTCGCACAGCAAACTGGTGAGCCTCGCAGGCATCCTGCAATACGGCATAACCGCGTTGATCTACATCACGGGCATCGCGATAGCAATTGGTGCGGTGCGCACCCTGTTTTCAACCTCCCGAAAAATGGGCGACTCCATGTTCCAGGTCAGCCTCGACGGGTCCAACTGGGTCGTCAACGTGCTGAAGCTGATAGGCAACCTGCTGTTTTACCTGCCGTGCTTGATGCTGGATTTTGTGGACACGATGAAGGAACAGTACGGGTTGCCCATGCGCCCGTGGCTCATTCTGCTGGCGATGGAAGCCGCATTCATTTTAGCCGGTCATCTGCTGCCGGCCGCGGTGGCAAAGGCGATCAATCACACGGGCGTTCAAATTTTATCGGCTCCCATTTCCATGAGCGCGCCGGTCCCCATAACCACATATGACATTCAATTTGTGAATGCGCACGGGGTTGACGTGATTCCTACTCCCACTGCAAATCCGAACGGCGCCACTGCGACCACCGTGTTATTGCGGAATTATAATTACGGCGTGTCTGCCTGGTTTTACATTCATCCGCAGCCGCCGAACACGAACGCAAATTACGAATCCAATTTCATCAACATGCTGACGTTCGGGGACTTTGGTCCGATTGTCCAGTATAACCCAAAACTCAATGCGATGACATTTTATCTTTATGGAAAACAACTTGAATTGACACCGAAAGAGCTGCTGATCGTGTCCGACATTCCGTTGCAAACATGGAACAATGTGATCATCAACTCGGACAAGGGCGCGGTTGACATATTCATCAACAATAAATTGATTTACACCGGAAACTTGGCGGGTTCACCAACCAACGCATTGTACAATGTCACTATAGGCCATGCAGACGGAATCAACGGCGAGATTTGCAACGTCGTGCTGAACACTTCGCCATTCACCAAGATGGAAATTGAGTGGTTGTATAAAACAAACAAAGTGCTGAATCCACCCGTCGTGGGCGTGAATATGGATCCGCTGAATCAGGGCGACACTGCGAGTTACCTGGCAACCGAATCGGTTGACATAAAAAATCCATTGCCCACGCCGATGCCAACATATAGCACCCATGGAATGAACACGTTCGGTGTTTTGGGCGCGATTTTTGGAGCGATATTTGGTTGGCTGTTCAACGATGCTGCCACCATGTCTTCAACCATCGGATTATTCATGGGCGCAATTGTGTTCGGGTTGATTGGGGCATTGTTGGGGGCGGTGTTTAGCACCGATGGAACGGTGGCCTATGTTTTGAAAACGGTGGCCAATGTATTTGTTGACACGTTTTAAGTCCCAAATGTAATGCACAATTTCATGCGAACGAATAAAAAATATTATGTTTATAATAATATAGCAATAATATAGACATAACCTATCAAAGATCAAAGATGAATCTTTTAACCATTTTCGTGTTTGTTCTCATCATTGTGCTGATCTACGTGGTTTATAAATTGATGACAAAGACGACCACGACCGTGTCTGGATTTTCAGATGCGTCTAAGTCACTGAAGGTGCCCACCACCAATGACGCCAACGCCACCAATTCTTATGGATATTCGGTGTGGCTCTACATTGACTCCTGGGTTGCCAATGGATCAACTCCTCCTCCTTATAATAAAAATGTGCTGACGAGATGCGCCTCCAATGACACCCCATTGTTTCAATTGTATTTAGACAATGACCAAAATAATTTGAATCTGGTCATAACTGGCAATAAACCATGCACCGTTCGCAATGTGCAGCTTCAAAAATGGATAAACATAACCATGAGCGTTTATGGCAACACGGTGGACCTGTATTTAGACGGCAAATTGGTGCGAACCTGCATAATGACCACGATGCCAACCGCATTGAAGTCCGGTGAAAACGTGTACATCGGAGGCTCATACGATCCGACAAACAAGTTTTCAGATGGCGACTTGCAGGGATACATTTCCAATGTGGTTTACAAGGCCAATTACTTCACGCCGGAAGAAGCATGGAGCATTTACAGCGACGGATACAGCGGTGCCGGCATGTTTGATTTTCTCCATTCATACAAATTGAACTTCAGTGTCACAAATAACAGTCAAGTCGTGAGTAAGTTTTCAATTTGATCTGCCAATTGCATCAAATAATAAAATTAAATTATTATCATAAGTTAATAAGGCATATAATAATATTTATATTTAGCATATTTAGCATAAATGAATTTTGGTAATGACGGATTTGGAGGCACGGGTGCCGGTGCTGGCGCTGGTGACGGCTTTGGCGTCGGCGGCCTTGGCGCTGCCCCAAATGCCATGCCCGCGCCATCTTTGAACGAATTCAATTCGCCAACCATTGTTGGCGGATCCAAATCCTTTTTGGATTCCAACAGCTATGTTGCAAAAGCCGCATTTTTAATTCTGGTGGTCATTGTTTTTGTCTACGTGCTGCGGCTTTGCATCACGGCAATTGGGTATCTCTTTTCGCCGAGTTCCAGTCCGTACTTGGTCAACGGGGTGATAGACGGCAATGTTGGAAACTTGATTATTCCGCAGGATCCCAGCGAATCAACCGCAGTGCCCATCATTCGCTCGGTGAATGACGATGTCGGCATCGGATTCACGTGGTCGACATGGGTATACATCAAGCAAAGTAATTTGGCCAACGAATCACAAACCGACACCCGTTACAATCACATATTTAATAAGGGAAGTGCCACTGCTGATTCAACCGGAATAATGACCCCTAATAATGGCCCAGGACTGTATTTAAATTACAACTACACCGATCCTGTCACAAATTCAATGGCGATGGCATTAAGAGTGGCCATGAGCACGTTTGATGATCCGAATACGTCAGTTGATGTGAGCAACATTCCCGTCAACAAATGGGTCAACGTCATCATTCGGGTTGAAAACACGGTGCTGGACGTGTTCATCAACGGGGATTTGGCGCAACGCCTGCCGCTGAAATCCGTTCCCTTTCAGAATTACGGCGATGTAAATGTTGCGATCAACGGCGGCTTCAACGGCAATCTGTCGTCACTCCGCTATTACAACACCGCTCTCGGCACGCGCGCCATTCAAAACATTGTGAGCAGCGGGCCCAATCTGACGGTGCTGGGCGCATCCGGCGGGGCGCCTGGAACCATGGACTACCTGTCCATGCGCTGGTTCTTTTCGCAGTGGAACGGCACTTGAAGTTCCTTGGCAATTGTTATTAATTGTTATTATTAATATTAAATTTTAATTATAACAATTCAATTATAATACTGTAATGGCATCATGATTTTTAATATCATAATATGATAATTGAAATCCTATAAAATCATGACAGCCCCAGCACCATCATATATTAATATGACGTACAATGCATGTGGCATAAGAGGATTCGTGGCCTGCCCACCGCGGTGGTCTCGTGCAGGTGGAAACAACTGTCCCAATTGCGAGAGCAATTACGGGTCTGCTGCGTGCGGCTCCCAAGGAATGCCGTATAGCACGTATGAACTGGACGAGCGGCGCAAAGTGGAAATTCTGAAATACAAAAACAACAGCGCACAACTGTCTAAAGCACAACAATATTCCATGGCGTCGCGCAATGCGTTAACGCGCAAGAAATCGTGGGCTACGCAAACGCAAACTTACACGAAACCGAATGTGAACAACCTGCCTGAAATTCAAAACGAAGGTGTAACTGTGGCATTGCAGTGCAATCAGCCCATGGTGCCTTGTTTTTTGACGAGCGATTGCGACGTTCCGGGTCCCGTGATTCCGCTGTGCATTGATGAGAGCGTGCCATTGTATAATTATAAATTGCAGGTGTCATATCCATCGGGAGGAAAAGAAGGAATAACTGGGTTGCCGATCGTGTGTGGATATTATGGGGAACCCCCCACACCGACACCAACACCAACACCAACACCTACACCTACGCCTACACCAACACCAACACCTACACCAACACCAACACCTACACCAACACCAACACCCACTCCCACACCGACGCCGACACCGACGCCGACACCAACACCGACGCCGACACCGACACCGACACCAACACCGACGCCGACACCCACACCTACACCCACACCTACACCTACGCCCACACCCACACCCACGCCCACGACAGTAAACAGTCTGACCGTTAGCGACACTTTTAATACTAACTATTTCATTACTTATTTGGATTCTCAAGGAGGACAATCTAGCAACATAACACCCGGCGGATACACAGTTTACACATTCAATCCCACAAGCACCACATCGGGAACCGTTATTCCAAACAATACATTTAATGTAAGATATTTGGTCGTTGGCGGTGGTGGTGGAATCACTGCAGATATTGGTAATTGTGGAGGTGGTGGTGCAGGCGGCTTCCGGACCGGCAATTTAATTATCAACCCATTGCCGCATCCCCTGTATAATGTGGCTGTCGGTGGTGGAGGAATTTATACAAATGGAGCAGATAGTGAATTTAACTCAATAATAGCAACTGGCGGTGGCAAAGGAGGCGGCTATGAGCAAAACGGCAGTGATGGTGGCAGTGGTGGCGGGGCCGGCTGGACCGCCTCAAGTGCTACCGGCGGTGCACCAGTCACTAGTCTAATCCAACAAGGCAATAGTGGCGGCAACAGTGCTGGTGATGGTTTGTATAATGTTGCCGGTGGTGGTGGTGGTGGTGGTGCTGGTGGTAATGGTGATGATGGTATATCGGATCCTCAAGGCGGTCTTAATACTGGTGGCAACGGTGGCAATGGATTACAATCTGACATTAGTGGCCTATCCATACATTATGCTGGAGGAGGAGGTGGAGGAGGAAACAAAGTTGGTGGTGGTATTGGTGGTACAGGCGGTGGTGGTGATGGTGGTGTCGGTGTTGGTTCGGATGGCACTGCTGGTACTAATGGACTTGGTGGTGGTTCTGGCGGTGGTGCTACAAGTGTCGGTAGGGGTGGTTCTGGCGTTGTAATTCTGAAGTTTCTATCTTATAGTTAGACCCCGCTCATGCCGGAATGTATTTTATGATTCAATGAAAATATATTATTTAGAATGTATATAAACACATTCTAAACAAATATCAATTAAACAATGAATTTCTCTCGCCTGCTCCCCTTGCTTCCCTTGCTGTTGTTGCTTCCTGCAACTTCATGTGCCGCGCCTCTGATTCCATCCGATACTCATGCCGGTTTGAATCCGACCGATTTGTGCCCGCTCGTGCAAATTGTTGAGCACGATCTCTGCGACAACGCTGCCCACAACAATTTCACCGATTTGTGCGTGCTGCTGCAGAATTACAACACGTCGTTCTGTTCTAAAAAGGTGCAAGTAATAGAACCTTTAAGCAATGCCGTTCTGTCCATCCGCACATTGGAAAACGAGTTTCTTAATGCCAATGCCAAGGACAATGACATACATAAGTTGTGTCCCATACTGAATTTCATTGACCAAGAGCTGTGCACATCATTGCATGCACGGGTTGATCCAGTTGATTTCCAGTTTTATCCCAAGGAGCTGTGCCCTCTACTCAACATCACGTACACAGAATTGTGTTCATAAGCACACCAACCAATGTAGTTTATTTCCTCAAGCGCGGGTTGATGCAGATGGCGTGCGTGGGGAAAATGTCGCCCGACATACAGGTGTCTTCTTCCCCCACTTTGATGCAACTGCGGAATCCGCGGTCTTCGCCAATGTAGCAATATCCCGATTTGCCGGTGCGCTGCGTGCGACTGGTGGCGTCATCGGGTTGAGGCGGCTGTTTCTTCGCGTGAGACAGCGCCCGTTGCAATCCAGCATTGGAGCTTTGGGCCTGGGCCTGGCTCTGGCCTTTTTGGCCTTGGCTTTGGACTTGGTCTTGGTCTTGGTCTTGGCCGTCACCCTTTTGGTCAATGGTTTGTTGCAGCACATCAATTCCGCTGGTTGCGGCACCCGCGGCGATGTCCACTGCGGATTTGGTTCCTTGGGCGGTCACATCCACCGTGGTGTGAGCCGTGTCAATCGCCGCATAGCCCAAAAACTGGGCCACCGAGCGAAACGGGGCACCGAACGTTTCGCTGAACCATGCGGTTATGTCATCTAAATAAGTGAACACGTTGAATCCAATGAGCGCCAGCAACAACACAATCAATGCACCGCGCACCAACAACGATGTGGTGGAAGAGGAATCGGATGTGGTGGTAGCCACGTCATCAAACATGTTGGACGGCGCAGATGCGGGAGCGAGTGCGGGGGCGGGATAAGACTCATTCATATTAATAAATTCAAATCCTAATTGCTAATATATTTAAATGAAGATAATAAATATATTATAATTCACATAACGGTTTCACGCATCAAATCATGCAACCCATGCCCATGCACCAAATCCGACACAATCAATCCACCCTCCTCCGCTTCTGGCACGCTAGACCGTGCGAATGATAGTGTTCATTGAATTCAACTTCTCCATTTTTTCAATGGTTTTATCTAAATCCGATTTTGCGCCTCCGGACGAGCCCGTCAGATAATCCATCTTGGGCGCAATTTCATTCTTTTTGACCTGCTTGTAGACCGTGTCTATTTTTTTCACCACCGTTTCAATGGTGTCCTTGTTGGTCACCATTTCCTGCGTCATCACGACCGGTTCCGTCAGCAAACATATGGCAAAGTAAATCAAATACCGCCGCTTCTTCTTCACCCCGTCGGTGTATCGCAGGCAATACAATTTAAGCAAACTTTGCATGATTTTGGGGATGAGTGGATCCAATGCGTGTGCTTGTGTTTGTGCGTGTTGGGATTTGGTCTGCTCCAGAATGAGTTCCCACACGATCCAAATGGGGTCCATTTGAAATTTGGATTCAACCGGCATGGTGCTGCGACGTTCGCCCATGCACTTCTGTTTTTTCATTTTGCAGATGTGTTCAAATTCCATGATCCATTCCAGCCAGTAGGATGCCAGCAAACTGTTTTTGGAATCTTTAGAGATGTGGAATGCGAATTCGTTGATGGCGATGAAGAGTTCTTTGGGGTCGCCGGATAAAAATGCGGCGGAGGCATACGACACGTTGGGCGCTTTCAGCTTATCGGTCATGGCGGTGCTGTCAAAGTCCGTTTTCTTGACTTTAATGCCCTCCAGACTGTATTTTTTTTTGGAATTGCAGATCACGCACATGATTTCGGCAAACAGGGACCGAATGCGGGGATTGTTGCGCATGCGCAGTTCGTTTCCGATGTAGCCGTTGGACACGATGCCTTTGAACACTTCATAACGCATTTCCAAATACAGGCACAGCTTCGGATTTGCTAAATGTATGTGTTTGCTGACAAACGTGATGATGATGTCCCACAATTCTTGGTAGTGCCCGGCGCACACCAGTTCGGCAGTCCAATAGCAGGCGGGCTCTATTTTCCCATTTTTTAGGCAGTTCAGCAGTTCTTTGCGCACGTCCGGTTTTTTGTATTTTGAGAAAGTGATGCCCTTGAATTCGGGTTCGCTCCGAATGTCGTTGATTTCATTATCATTCATTTAAATCCAATTTATAAAAAAATAAATAACAATATAACATATATTAATATTAACACATTAACATTAACATATTAACACATTAATGCAACCAATGTTTAACACCGCGAGTGCCATGTTCACATGTTTCTGCAACTCCATTGAACGGAACGCGTGGTTTCGCGTGCTGCTCATGGTAATCACCGCACTGTTGCTGGTGTCGGCATACAATAAAATGCAGCGATTGAAAATGCCTCGCCCGTTTTCGGGCTCGTTCATGGAATCCTTCATACAGAACAGTAGCAGCAGCAGCAGCAGCGACGTGATTGTGAAAAATGATTCCGACACAAAGGATGCCTTTTATGCTGCGGTATACGACCAACTTTTCAACCAAAAAGTGAACAATGCGTACGAAGTGGGCGCCATCATCAACAAATACCCGGACATATCAAACCAAACGGTTGCGCTGGATGTGGGCGCGGGAACGGGCGCCTACATGAATGCCTTCATACAAAATGGCATAACCAACATAACTGGCATTGAATCGTCGGCGGACATGATTGCGCAGGCAAAAAAAGCGTATCCTAGCTTGAATCTCAACATAGTGAAGGGCGATCCCACGGTGGTGTCTGCATTCAAGCCCGAGAGTTTCACGCTGGTGTCCATGCTGAATTTTGAGGTGTACTACATTCCCAACACGGAGCAGCTGTTCTCTAATATTTATGACTGGCTCAAGCCGGGCGGATACTTCGCGCTGCATTTGGTGGACCCGCGCAAATTCAATCCGTCCAGCATGCTGGGCGGAGAAAATAAAACCACAAATACACCCACTCCCACAAAAAATGGGGCGCAGAGTGTCGCGAAGTTCAATGATTTTTCATACAAGTCGGACGTGCAAATTTTCCCGAACGACATGGTGCAATACATGGAAGTGTTCAAGGACGACAAAACGGGCAAGATGCGCAAAAACGTGCGCAATTTCAAAATGCCGACCCCGCAGACGTTCATTGAACTTGCCACGGGCGTCGGGTTCAACATGCTTGGACAAATTGACCTTGTCAAAGCACAAAAGGAGTACCAATACTTCTACCTGTTTTACAAACCGGCGAACTAATACAACTAATTCATTCGTTCATTCTATGCCGCGCTAAATGCGGTGCACGGAATTTTACTGCTGCCAGCTAAACACACGACGGAGGCACTGGGATAAGACCCGCGGAACATGTTTCCACCCCGACGAGCACGAACTCGGCGTTGGGTTCGCTTGCTGCATCGTTTGCTTTTACCGCCAGTGCGACGCTTGTGTTTATAATTTTTGGTTTTCATTTTTATATTATAAAATATATAAATAAATTAATACATTTCATTGGGATGGCATGGCATGGCTTTGTGACATGGGTTCATTTGGAGGCCGCAAATGGAATCGCTTGCAACGGGTCAATGCCTGCAGGTGCATCGGTGAGGCAACCATTCTCAACTCTTTGAAAATTAAATCCGTGCACGACCAGAATGGTTCCGTTGTTGATCCACGGGCATTTATTGGCAGTAGAGGCCTTGCAGAAATCGTTTTTCACCACATAATCCATTTCGGTGTTGGCGACGCGTTGAACCAGCGGCGTGGGACCAGCAGGTCCGGCTAAACAGCACATGGGATTGTTGGATCCGCAACATGGTGCATTTTTGCCGGGGGTGTTCTGAAACACACCTGATTTCCACTCGCTGGTTGTGGCCAGCCATGCAATGATGGGACCCGGTTTTCCATTATTGTTTATGTGAATGTGTATCGCAGACACACCGGTTAAATCGCCGAATTTGGCATGAATGCGTATGGAATCCGCCGACGAATCCATGGTGTAGCTTACCGTGACATGCTTAGCCCGGGCAACATGAGTGAGCGATTTGCCGCCAGTTAAACGCCGCCGACGTTGTGTTCGTTTGCCTTTTTTACTATGGCGTCGTTTGCGATTGCGAGTGGAACGAAGTCTTCGTCCGCCTCCTTTCGTTTTTTTATATTCTTCTAAAACATCGGTCACGGGGTTCGCAGGCGTCCCTCGGGAAAGAAGTTTGCCTATAATATCCCATATTTTTTCAGCAACTTCTTGCTTGATTTCTCTCGTGCGCACAAACTCTGAAAATCGGCGATCTGCCTCTGTTGCGGCTACGGCTGCAGCTGCAGATATTGATGGGTGGGTTCGTTCGCTTGCACAGGCGGTCACTTCCTTCAGTGCATTGTATCTATTAATCTGCAATTTGATTAATTCGTTCATGTGAGGGTCATCTTCCATTTTATATTTATATATTTGTATGAATATAAAATTTCAATTATGAGATGCAATCGCTTAACGCACGTATTTGCCTGCGCGTGCAAACGAATCCACGATGAAAATGATGAACACACCTAAAAAGCAATACAGAACCAATTCCTCAGTCACGTGACCCGTTTTTTCGTCATGCTGGTCCTCCAGCAGAGAGATAATGTGATCCAATTTTTGCAACAGGATGTCCCTGTTTTCAGGGGCTGCAGCTGATGCTTGAAACATGGAAGGCATGTATTCATGCGCTAAAGCTTTGGCATCCTGCAGCGAGAACGCTTCCTTGGCGGGAGCGGGATTCCATTTTGCGTTCAAATCGGTGCTGTTTGCGCCCGCAAATCGGTTCCGATTCGGCACGGATTCGGTTTGAAATTGTTGTTGAATTGTGTTGTTGGCTGGGGCAAGTGGGACATAATTGTTATCAGCGTCGTCATCCTCTGAGTCGCCGGCGTCCCCATTTTCGTAACTGTGAATATTTTGAATGAGTTCCTGCACGTATTTGTGCTGTTGCGGTTGTCCTTGCGGTTGTCCTTGCGGTTGTCCCGGACGTTGTCCTGGCTGTTCAGGCCTGGAACGTAATGTTCGCTGATTCGTCCTTAATATTCGTTTTTGTTGAGTCGGTTTACCCGGTTGGGTTGGCGGCGTTGGTGTTGGAACCTTTTGTTTAATGGGTGTTTCATCCTCATCGCCATAATTTGAATATTGCAAATATCCAGACATCTCCTAATAAAAAGGTAGATAATATTTTGTTTTCGTCTATCTTATTGTTTCGGTTTCGTTTGGCTTAATCCAATTCATAAAATAAATTCTATAAAATATAAAAAACAATACCGAAAATAAATAATAGCAGTTGTATATATCTCCTAAACTGCAAAATAATTAACATGTTGAATACCCAAATCTATTCAAACATGAAAGAATTCAGTAAGCATTTTATGAAAATGGATCCCGCATTCTGGTACGTGGCAGTTGCATTTCTGATTGCGTGCATTTACCCCGTTTTCTCCTTGAGAGACGATGTTTTAGGCAAATCGTTCATGGTGGCGGGCATCATTGCAATGACGCTGTATAATCGGATTGCGGGCATCGTTGCGTTGATCCTAGTCATTGCGCTGTTGAACCGGGATCGGGGCGTAATGGAAGGATTTGGAATGGATGGGTTGGGTGCTTCTTCTAACCAAATGTTTGGGGGTGCTTCAGCCGCTCCAGCCCCCATTTCTTTCAACAGCCCTGACGAATTTAGGCAAAAGTATTGCCTAAAAGGAGTTTCTGACCCGGCTACACCTACTACTCCCCTGGAATACAGCTATATGCTAAGTCCCGCAATGTTTACCGACATATCCGGTAATATACAAACAAGAACTGAATTTGCAAAGTTTGTAAATTTTACAACATTTAATGCGGATAATGGATGCAAGTTAGATCCGACCACCAAAAATTATGGTACAATTCATAACATGTGCGATCCGACCTGCAATTGGGCCACGAATTCTAATTCAACCACGGCACTAAGCACCGCGCCAAGCACAATGCCCACCACCGATCCCGCCATTCCCTCATTGTCGCCCAATGATGACACTACCACAACCGAGGGATTTAACCCTATGTCCATGCTGCGCCCTCACCTTCGCACCGGCCGACACATCATAACGGATGGTGCATCCAATGTCAAATCGTTTGCGAACCGATTGAAACGACAGTTGTTTTAGAGCATGGATTAATGGGTTCTGTCATGTTTAGTCATTTTTATTTTGTAACAGTATATTAATATAATTCAATTAATATATAAGACCAATATATCCACACACATCACAATCATGTTTGAATTTATTACAGGCTGGTTCAATTATGCGGTGTATCGCCTGAATAACAGCCTGTTTTTTGCGGGCATTATCATGCTCATGCTCAACATTGGGGCGCGATACATTGAACTCAAATTGGACCCGTCCACCGAGAATTTTTTGAAAACGGCACTGACCAAAGAAGTGCTGGTGTTTTCTGTGGCATGGATGGGCACCCGTGATTTGGTGCTGGCCCTCATTCTGACCGCCGTGTTTGTGGTTTTAGCAGACTACGGCCTGAATGCAAACAGCCGATACTGCATCATGCCCCAAAAATACCGCGCAATGGCGGAGTCGGTTGCCATGAGCGCCGGCGGAGCCATGGGAACTGGCACTTCAACGGTCACGCCTACGGGAGCTGCAATTGGCGGGGCATCCAAAGCCGGACACGGACCCGCCAACATCGTCACCGACAAGGAAATCAGCGACGCCATGGACGTGCTTGAACGCGCCAAAAAACAACGCGAAACCATAAAACACAACAAATATTTAACCGCATTCAGATCTGCCAAATTTTAAGGGGGCAAAGCCCCCCCCCCCCTTGGGGGTGTGGGGCGCTTGTCGCCCCACCAGAATCAATTGCAATATTAAAATATAAATATAAATATACTTTAATAGTTGATTTATTGAAACACTAAACACCATGAATTTAAATTTGTTCGGATCAGATGACGATGATCAATCTTCCAGATTCGTTGTGAATTTAAAAAAAGAAACATATGATCCGCTGCTCATCACATTCAATGCGGTCACTGCCGGACCTACAAAAAAACCGGAACTTGACAAAGACAAAAATAACAAAGACGCTGGAAACAAAGACGCTGGAAACAAAGACGCTGGAAACAAAGACGCTGGAAACAAAGACGCTGGAAACAAAGACGCCACAGGAAATAATAATACTCAGACCATCAATCTGTTGACGCAAACCATGCTAACAACGTCGGCTTCGGCACCGGTGGATTTAGATGCCGAGGAAAAAAAAACACAAGACACTTCGTGCGATTACGTGGCGTTTGTTCCCACATCATTTGATGTGTCCATTGACACGGTGAATGCATTCTACGAATCCAAAAACGAATTTAAACAAACATTTGGAAGGTTGAATATAAAAAATGCGGTTTCAAGCGTGTTCATGCAGTGGACCATGTTTGAACAATTCGTGAAATTTGTTAAAAAAAATGCGCACAAGCGCGAACTCGCGCTAATAGAACAATCCTATAAGGAAGCAATTGATAAGTTCAAGCCCCTTATTGACGGCATGACTAATGTGCTGAATTTGACCCAGTTGGCAAATCGCGTAGTTCCAATACCGACTGCAGACCTGAATCAACGGTTTGTGATTTTATACACCACTCCAACCAACACACCATTACCATTTCTTCCTCTTGCATCTGAATTTGCACAACCACTTGGTCCGTTTCGTCTTGCAATCACTCAAAAAGCATTGACCTATTTTCACAACTATTTCCAGTATTTGTACATGAAAAGTATAGGCGTCAGAAATTATTCAGTCGGACGCATTCCAAATTATTTACCTGCATTGACTTCAAATATTGGAACTGGTATAACTGCAACGAACGTTCATTTTTTAGATAATGGTGCTGTTAACCCTGCGATTTACGCAAAACCATCATACAACATAGAACTTATATCAAATTTTTTGATGGGAATTATGAATACAAAAGGATCATTGCCGAATCGGGCCACGCTGTCGCGTCAGGACAAATTTAAAGTGATACGAGACAACACGCATTTATACACGTTCAAATCCACAACAGAATACAGCATGAATTACGAGACATTGTTGAACCGGCTTTATTACAAACGTCCGTGTAATTTGACTCCGATTGCAACCGTCACAAAAGATGCAATGAAAAAAATTGAGACGGCTTCAAAGCTGAATGCAGTTGTAGCAGGAGGAACTCCATTCAATATTTTTTTGAGACAGGCCATTGCTGCCCCTGAGTGCGATAACACCAAATCTTATTCCATCATTTGTGCGGTGGCAATTGCTGCAAGAGAATACATTTATTATGCAGAAGGTATCGTTGGTCGTGCGGGTATTTCAACCGCCATATCAACCGATTTATTTACCCACATTGATTTTGGTTTGGGACCAGGCATTATTAAACCCGTGATTTTGGTTCAGTTGCGGGCTGCCATTGCCCTTAACCAATTAAACCCGTTGATTGGCGCAGCATGTGCTGCAGGAGACGCGGTATACTCTGCCGCCAAACGGGCAATCACAACCGTCGTTATGGCAGATGCGAATGCAACGTCTGATGTTGGAATGACCGCAATCCGAGATGCAATGAATTCAGAAATAGACAATCTTAATAACTTTGCGGCATTCATGTATGACAATAATACGCTGTTGAGTTTAATGAAATACAGCGACCAACCGCAGATGATTGATGTTGATCCAGTTAATAATGTAATTCTACCCCAAAATTTGATAGAGAATGCGAACTATTTGAATACGCTTTACGCGAACCAACTTCAAGGCAATCCGCAACAGAAAACACAAACACAATTGGAAAAACAGAAATTTGATGAAATTGACGATGATGTGCTTTACACCATTTGCGGACCCGTGTATTTTGATTACACATGGATATTCAAGCAGAATCCAGAACTAATCAAACACATTTTGGGCGAGGACAAAAGCACAAGCGAATCCAATGAATGGACTGATAGAACGGACACATTGACCGAAAACAATCATTATGTCAACTATGGTCAAAAAGATCCGAATCTTCCCAAAATGAGGTTTGACATAAATCCTTCAAGAAATTCTCTTCCCACTGAAACAAACAACAATGAATATAATGAAAGATCTAGGGTATATGATTCAAAAAAAAAAACATACAAGGAAATATATGTGTCTCCATCTGACGCAAAATCAGAACTTGACAATGTGGGAGCAAATGTTACAGCAGCGCGTACATTCACCAATGGAGCAGTTGCTGCCATTGCTCCCCCCATTCAAGAGTTTACAAATTGGAATGGAGACAATCAAGATGCGGCTCGTACGATTCCTCCTGGTGCCACTTCGCCTCAGGCTCGCGCAATTTACGATTGGACCACTCCTGGTTATTACCGATACGAAATAACGCACACAGTTACAAATCAAGCAGTGGCAGCACTGGCACGGGCAAGACAGGAAACCCAAAGGGCAGCAAATGCCGTACTGGCAGCAGCTGGAGGAGCGGCAGCAGCACAGGCACAAGCAGCAGCACAGGCACAAGCAGCAGCAGCAGAGGTGGCCCGATTGACACCACTAGCAATACCCCCCCCGCAACTGACCAACCGTTTCATACAATTGATGCGTCCCCCGACACAAGAAAATGGTGTCCAGGATTACACTGAACCGAATTTGCCTACAGCATATCCCCCGCCATTGATGTTTATCACTCCTCCGATGCGCGATCCAACCAACACGTTCATGATTCACGCCTGGATTCCCGACCTGAGTTCTGAAAACAGTCCGTCATTTTCAAAATTCATGTCAACTGATCAAAATGGCACAAGGGTTTTGAAACGTGATGTGTACATGGATTACATGTATAAAATGATGCAATTGATTTTTAATACTGCGACGATGAATTCAAAAAACGTTGCAAAGAACAATGCGAATGGCAACGCCAATAGCAGTGCCAATAGCAGTGCCAACAGAAATTGCATTAAAATCATGGCAATTGGTTACAAAAGTGTGGATCAAAATCTTAAAGCGATAACCGCCGACGACAAAACATTTATTGGTGACGCATTTTTTTATGCAGTGAGAGACTACAGCATGTTGAACGAATCTGCTGCAAATAATGTCTGTGTGACGGTGTATTACGATACCGAGAACCAGTCAGTAATTAAACAGCGGTATGATGAATACGTGAGCCAACGCGAGTCGCGGTTGCAACGCATCAGTGGATCTGCGTCAATTGACACAACTTTGAAATTAAAAATTCAAACCATGGATGATTTTTTCACGCTTAAATATCCGGACACGTTAAAAAATGCCGACTTATTGCATTTTGTGGATTATTGCAGCACTCCGCGCGCATTCATTGGGAATTGCGGCCAATGGCCAGAAAACATTGAAGATGTGATGAATCAAGCAATTACTAATGGGGCGACCACTCAGCCATTGTTGCAATGTCTGAATGATGCACTTATACCAATTGCACAATTATACAATAATCGCGGCATAAGCGAAAAAATTACTCAAATTTCGCAAAATTTGGCCAATTGGAATTCGGTAGCAAATGTGCCAAAAACATCGGTTACTACCTATGATGCATTGAAAACTGCTTATTTAAACTATGCAACTGACAACGTGGTGTATACTGCTTTTTTAAATGCTGTGCAACCAAGGAACATAAATGTTAGTTGGTGGAAAGGTGTTGCAAATGTGGATGCGAATTCACTTCCGCGCAATGCATACATGAGTTCGTTTGACGAACATGTCCTGATTTTACACAATTTATTGAATAACACAAATGCTGCTAATGGTTTAGCTCCAGTATCAAGATGGGTCGCAGCAGGAGCAGCAGCCGTTCGGTATTTTGCGCCACGTCAAACTGGTGCCGCTGCAAATGTAACCGTAAATTATGGACCTTACATCAATGCAGATGCTACTAATCCCAGGGTTGGTGCCACATTTGAAAACGCAGTGTATGCTTACACACAAGCCAAAAAAATCCTAACACTATTGGCAAAAATGGGGTCGGACAATATTCAGATACTGCAGACCGATCAAGTCCTTATTAACACGGCGCTTCGTGCGCTTAAAGTAGACATGTCGTGGTCCATGGACGCCAAATTCACGGCAGCGGTGGGCGAGGGTGCGTTCATCCCGAATTCCAGCGTGCTGCACAATCCGTTCATGTGCACCAAATTGCTGGATCCAAAAGAATGGAAATTCGTGGATTTTAAGGACATTGCAGTGAGAGAAATAAATGGCGTCAAGCAGTTGCCATTGCAATCGCAGTTGAAACGAATTGTGGACAACACGATTCGGAAATCGGTGTCCATATCTTCTGCCGTCGCGGATTCTGGCATCATGATTTCAAAACAGCCGAATGTAGATACATTGAAAAAAAACATCGCCATCATTTTGGAAAACATGTTTCACAAGGATGACATCATGAAATACGCCGGCAAAAACATGGTGTTCAACAATTATTCGTGGCCAGACCAACTCCTCTATTACAAACTGAGAAACAATCCCAGGACACAGCAGTTGACTGCGACGGCAGAAACAACCGTATCCACTCCCAATTTTGCAGAACTTATGGGACTTCTTCCGCAGTCCGGCACCTGCGTCGGGTTCCCTCTGTTTGTCGTTCAACTCATGTTTTACCTGTTTGAAGGCAATGCGGCGGACATGACGGGCATAGACAAAGCGCGTCTCTCGTGCGCATTGGATGGAAACATGTTTAAAACCAATGCCCAAATCATATGGGAACAAATGATGAAAAACATGAAAACACATGAGCAAAATTTCACGATGATGCACCTTTTGAACCGACTGGGTTCAACCACCGACGAGCAGGTTTACAGTTATGTCGCATTTTTTGATGGCGATGTGCCACCAGCACAGACAAAATCTGCCGACATTTTAATTGCTGCCGTTAACTCTGCAACAATTCCCACACTTAAGACCACCAATTATGAAACATTGACACTACTCACGCCCGCAAATCGTTTACTACCCATGTACAATGACCCACCCTTTGCAAATCATTTGCCCGCAATTGTTCGTCCATACAATTCAATTGAGTCCATAGCAAAAATTGCAGAAATATTTAATGATGTGGAGACACACGGGGTTGCAGGCGACCCCACGGTGGTTGCAGGTTGGGCGACAGCGTTGGGAAACATTTCAGCTGGATATGCCCCGCAACCCATTACCCCAGGCTGGAATTCACGCATCGGATGGAATGCAGCCATCCAAACTGAAAGCACCATGCTCTACATGAACGTGAATGCAAAACTGGCCAATGGATCTATCAAAAACATAACACTGGATTTGACATCACTAAAACCTGGCGATAAAATATTAATAACAACTGCAACTGCTCCCATAAAAAAACAAATGTGGTTAGTTGAAGGTGTGCCCACCCGCAATCTGAATTATCCAGACATAGTGATGAATGTTCCAGTGTCGTTTATGAAATTAAGATTGACCAATTTAAACACCATTTTACCCGGCAACACCAATATTCCCAATGGCGCCACCTTAACGGTTACATTGCAACGTTTCACTCAAGAGAATTTGAATTAAAATTAAATTCAAAATCAAATCAAAAATCAAATCAAAAATCAAATCAAATAAATAATATTATTAATTTATATAAACTATAAATTAATAAATCAATCAAATGACTTGCAAACTTGCTGCGTGCACCGAAAAAAGCACACATCCTCCCAACATGCAACCCATCATAATCGGGTCCATACTAGGGTTGGGCCTATTATATTTAGCATTCTCTCATAAACGCAGCAAATAAGCTGATCCCTGGTCCCTAACCAAGACATTCAATGAATTGTTTCATGCGCACAAATATGGTTTTCATCATGGTGCCAATCGCCTTATCCACAAATGGCGGAATGGCAATCAGGTCGTCCGGCTTGGACATTTGCAGTTTGAATTTATAATGGAATTGAATGGTGTGTCCGTCCGGCTGCACGTGAATCGTAATGTTGGAATTGTCCGAATCAATTTGTTCCGCGCGTTTAGGGATCATATATCTCAGCGACGATGTGTCGGATCCCTTCGGGACATTCGCGCTGCTGATTTGAATGACCTCAGGCGAATGATTTTGATACAGTAAATGCGGCATGTGCGTGTAAACGTGCGTGTATCTCTCGCCCAGCCCCATGATGCTCTTAAAAATGAACAGGAGCTCTGCGCGCGACGGATCGGCGGGATCCGGATATGCAATGTTGTACGAGTCAAACAGATCCTTGTTCAATTCATACATCATCTTATAAATATCAAATGTGAGGAGCGCATCAATGCGTATTTTGGGATTGTGTGATCGGAATTCAATCAAATACATGTGATTGGCCTTGTCTCTGCTTAAATACACGGAATCCTTGTCACACGTCATTGTAAATTTTTCGGTTGTCATTCCAAATCTAGCTAAATGTAAATATATGATTCTAAATATATTTATATTGTTTCTGTTATAAAAATGCATGAATGCTTACGAATTGCATCATCTCCTTTTCGTTGCGTTTTTTTTGCGATGAGTTGCTGAGCGTTTAGATCTATTTTTTAGTGATCTCTTACCTTTTTTTCCGCCGCCATTAAAATATCCATTGAGCTGGCCATTCATGCATTGATCCAATCCATCCGCAAAAAAATTAACCCATTGATGTACATTATATCTGTTGCCATTAAAACGCCCCTCAAATATTGTGTCGACATTTACATTGGCCACCGGATTGTGGCGGCCCTGGTTTGTTAGTTGATATCTACAATGTCCGTGCCTCCTAAAAATATGATAATGAGTGTTGTTGCGCCCCCCACCTGGGGTAGCGTACTCAAAAAAAGCGTCATCCTCACGCTCACGAACACGATACACTGGTGGCTGGCCATTTCTATAGTTTGATTGGTTCCATGCATCTCCAACCTCCTCTGTAAACGCCCAAAAATCCATTTTATATTTATTTATTTTATTTATAAAACTCTAATATATTTTATTTTTTCTAAATGTCCAATGCCAAACTGACCGTATTTTTGTCCGACCTTTGACGGCGCTTGCTCTTGTGTGGCAGGTTGTCGTTCTGTAATTCCTTCAGATCCGAAATGCTAATGGTGCTGGTCTTGTCCTCAACTGATTGTGACTGCTGTTGCTGCGACTGTTGCTGTTGCTGCGACTGTTGCTGTTGCTGCGACTGTTGCTGCACCTGTATGCTTTTGGTTTTAAGACCCGAGAGAATATTGGAGATGTCGGTGGGACCGCGCATGTCGGGACGTTTGGACACGGTCACCTGAGGAGGAGCCGACGTGTTGTTACCGCGCGCTGCGTTCAAATCCGGGCGGTTGGAAGACATCGGAGGCGGCGCGGTGTTGTTTCCAGCACGGAACGGCGTGCCCGCATCCGAGTTGGGGTCGCGCACGCTGGTCGGAACCGGAGGCGGCGGTGGGCGCTGGTTAGGAATGTAAGGGGGTGCTTGACGCGAAGGGGCTGATTGTGTGGGGGGCGGCCCCTGGCTCTGGCCCTGGCCTTGAGGCCCGGGACCCATCAAATCACCCATAAAGTTGCCGAACCCAGGACGGGTTTGCGACATGGAATTCACAGCCGCCGCAGTAAACTGCTGCATGAGTTCCGGATTCTGGCGCATGATGTCGTCCATGCCGGGCATAGCCGATTTGAACATGGTGTTGGTCATGTGCAGCATGATGGCGCTGCCGCCCAGCTGAAACAGCAGCTTGAGCTCCGGTGCCATCTTTGCCTTGGACTTGTATTTGTCGTGCAGCTCCGAGAAAATGTCGTCGTAGTCGTCAATGTTCTCATTCACCTGCTCGCTCCAGCCGTCCAGCTTCAGGTCAAACGGGTCAAACTTGTTGTTCAAATACTCCATCCCGGTGATCACTGACATGAGCATTTTGCCCTGGAATTTCACGCTGTTGCGCCGCTCGCGCTCCTCCAGATGCGTCTCGTATTCGCCCTTCATTTCCGCGAGCGACGACTCCATGGAGTATTTTTTGGTGAGTGTGATGCCCTTCTGCTCCAGATCCTCCAACTTGCGCAGGTACTTGAACTTCTCGCGCAGCAACTCCTCCTTGGTCATTTGCGGCTGCCCATCCGACACGGGGGCATCCGGGTTGAGCGGCACGTTGTTAAACTTTCCAAATCCGTCCCATGTTTTTTTATCGTCGTCGGCAGATGCGGTTGAACTGCCTAAATTGAAGCCACCACCACTGCCGCCACCATTGCCATCGCTTGTGTCATCTCTAAATGACACGCTGTGAGAACCACCGGCGCCAGAGCCAATGCCACTGAAAAACAGGGACTTGCTTGAAGACGATGAGGGCACGGTAATGTCGCTTAATTCGTTCAATTCGGCTTCCAGTGCATTCAAGTCGCCGATGTCAATGTCGCCACCGCCGCTCTTATTTCCACTCCCGCCTTTCAATTTATCATTCATGAGGAATTCAAGACCGCCGCCAAAATTGGTAGACTTTCGCGAATCGCTGGATAAATTTGAAATGTCAATGACTTCTTCCATTCTACAACCCAATGCAATGATTACTGTCTATTCTTATGTTTAATTTATATCTTTTAAGTTTAAATCATACGCAATATAAATTAAATTAATAAATAATGGGGGGGGTCACATTGCGGCACGTCCCTTGCACAACCACCACATGCCCTGCAAAAAACAGTCGGCCAGATCATCCTTCTTTTTGTGTTTCTCAAACTTCATTGACATCAAAGGCATGTGCGCAGCATTGGCAATCAATGCGCGCGTTATTTCTATGCTGCGTTTTTTGCGGTCGGCATAACAGTCTTCGCCTTTATCCACTTGTTCTCCATGTCCTTCTCCCTCTTTTTTTTGGTCAAACAGCTTCAACTTATTTATTGCCGATATGAACCGAATGTCGGGAACCCCGCGCATGATGAAGTACTGAGTGATCATGCCCTGCAGCGTTTTCATGCGGGTGGCCAGCGTGCTCAGCTGGTTCTCAATGATGACGACATCAATGCCGGAAACAATGTGCGGCAGCGCATCAAACCGCTGGTGCATGTTTCGGCCGATGGTGATTAAATCCACCGATGCTGCAGAAATTACCTTCTTCTTTGCACCAACGGCAAACAGATACTCGGCCGTTAATGCAACGTTTATGTGCTGCAACAACTTCAGTTTGCTCTTATTACATTTATCAGGAATGGAAACAGAGAGATATTCGCCAGAAAATGCCTTTAATTCATCCAATGTCATTTTTTTTAGGGATTTTATTGAAATGGCCAATGGCATCTTGTATCCGGAGGCATTGGCGTGCCTTGTGCAGTAACGAGTAGCATCTGCATCTGTTGCGGAGTGCACGAATTTGGCAGCAAATTTGCATCCTGGCTGTGTGCACAGAACGGGGGCGGCAACGGGAGTATCTGTAATAGATGCGTCACACAAATTCACGGTGTCCCAGGCCACAATGTTGATTAGTTGCATGACCGATTCGGGGTCATTTGCATTTGCGGAATCATGCGGGTGTTCAAACAAACAGTACGCCAGATTCTTCATACCCACATCAATGCTTAAAATCTTCATTTTTATATTTTACCCTTTTAGTTAATGGGTTCATGTGTTTATGTTTTTATTTTTTGAAATAAAATATATTAACAATTCATAACACCCCATACAATGCGATCAAAAACCACCGGCGGCAAATGGTCCATGAAATACAAACGAGGAATTAATTGCAGCGCACCCCGCGGATTTTCACAACGTCAGTATTGCAAATACGGACGACGAAACAAAACAGCAAAAAAATGAATGGGTCTTAATTGGGATTAGGGTATCCCTGCATGAGCAGCTCGTTCTGAGTGATGACGGGCGCAATCATGCGTGCCTGCAGCTGTTGGCGCGACAGGTAGTAATTCTTCAGGTCACTGTTTTCGTAGCCGAAAGGCTGGCTGTTGTCAAGCACGCTAGCAAACACGAACGGCACATTGGGCTGCGGTTGAAGCGGGTTGCTCGTGTTATAAACGCAGCTGCCGCACTGGTTGCATGCCTCCACTTGATTGGCCTGCATGATTTGCGTGGCATTGTGCGTCAAATACTGGCGGTACTGCGAATTGGACTTTATGCCGGCCTGCTCCTTAATGCGCTCGTTGACGACGGCCCCGGGCTGCCAGTCGGCATAATTGCGCCCGTCTGCCATGATTGGCGGGTAGTTGAAATGGATGTTGTTGGATCCAGCGTAGCACGTTCCCCAACTCATTGTAATAATTATGTTTGATGTATAATATAATTCTTGTATACTAATTATATTATTTTTTAATCATTTGTTTGTGTTTATTGGTTATTGCAGAAGCTGCATGAGATCCTTCTTTTTCAGTTTTTGCAGGTCGGCATCCTCGCCACCAAATCCGCGTTCTTTTGCCAATTGTCGCAGAGCAGGCACCGACATGTTTCCATAATTCAAATGAATTTTTGATGAATCCTTGTCCTTGTCCTTGTCATTGTTCTTGTCCTTGCTGTCCTTGCTCTCCTCATTCGCCTTGTTCTTGTAACCAATTTTCAACTCAAATGATACGTCTTGGAGCTCTTCATGGTCACACGAATGTTCATCGCCGCTGTCGCTTTCGCTTTCGCTTTCGCTCTCATTATCAGTGTTACCCAGCGCAGTTTTGTTCAATGATATTATTTTTTTGTCTGAAGAACCCGCCGCATCAGCAACCACATCGGCAATCACATCAGCAACCACGGCATCATCTGACGTGAAATGAATTTGAATGTGTTTGGTAGCAGATTCGGAACCGGATTCGGAACCGGATTCATTGTCATAATCCGACGAGGATTCAGAGGTAGTGGACTCGGATTCGGAACCACCTTCGGATTCGGAACCACCTTCGGATTCGGAATCGGAACTCACTTCAATCAGCCCGCTCTCCGTGATGTTAACTTCTTTGTGCACGGGATGCTCTTGCACATGATTCATCTGATTCATCTGATTCTGATTCACTTGATTACCGTGTTGGTGCATGATGCTGCGCGCAATGAATGCTTGCATGACGCGCGCCTGTTCCATTTGCGATTGCTCAATCACCGAAAGGCGCTGTTTGAAATAATAAAACACGCCGTAAGAAATGACAGCGCATATTGCTAAACTCACAAATACGGTAGTTGCAACCGAAAATGAAGAAGAACCAAACCCGGAATCAGTCATTGCGAAAATTATAGTATGAAGTAGTAATTAATTTAATATTTAATATGTCTTACATTCAAATAATAAATAAATATGGCTGAACGAACGAACGAACGAATGTTTCAAAGCGCACTTAAAATGCGGCGCGTGGTTTCAACAATGGATGCCGGATACTGCAGGTCGTGCAGCACTTTGACACCACCCTTAATTGCCGAAATGCCCGGGTGCAGCGTGTATAAGTATTTGAAGTCGTAATTGCCGCGATCGGCCACTTCCATGTGCAAATTCCGGATTTCATTTGTTGAATTTGGGTCTGACTTATTGCCGATTTTCTCTCGTTTATCTGATTCTGATTTTGGTTTTTCTGTTTCAAATAGTTTGCACAACTGAATGTAGTGCGTGGTGAGCATGAAGTCCACGTTGTCTAGCTTTGTGAGATGCATGATGTAGCCGTAAGCGCTGGCAATGGCTTCGTATGGATTTGTGCCCGAATACAGCTCGTCAAAAATGCAGAAGTGCCTTACCGGGGGGCAAAGCCCCCCGCACCCCCCTGCTCCCTTCAGAGTTGGGGGTGTGGCCCCCCCAGTCAGTTTGTCCAGAATCTCCTTGCACCGCCTGGATTCGGCCTGGAACAAACTGTCCCGTCCCGACGTGTCGGGGATGTTCAAGTAGCTGTGCAACTGATCGTAGGGGCAGATGCGCGTGCCTGCCTCGTAGAACCCGTGTCCCAGTTGCTGCGAAAACAGGATGTTCAGCATCGTCATTTTCAGAATGGTGGTTTTGCCAGACGCGTTCGGCCCCGTGATGACCAGCCGCTTGTCCAGTGACACCGTGTTCTTCACGGGACTAGATCCATCATTGGATTCATCATTGGATTCATTGATTGCGGTTGCAACGTAATAGCCGTTCACAATTACACTATGGCTGCTTTGTGATGCGTCTTCTGCTTTCTTCTTCTTCTTCTTGTCCTTCTTCTTTTTGTCGTCGTCATGGTTTTCGGCTTTGGATTTGGAAACAAACTCACACGCTGCAACCCGCTTGGTTTGGATCAGTGCGCCGAACTGCATCATGTGTTCCGCAAACGCGTTGAATCCGAAACTGTACTTCATGCACGCCGCAATGCCCGCATCCGAAAACACCGCATAGTACTGCTGCATGACGTAGCCGATTTGCAGGCACTTCTTCGCCGTAAGCGCCGGCGCATCAATGCGGTCCAGCGCCGCCACCATGCGCTCCAGCTGCTCCCGATTGCAATTCAGATCTGATACAAAGGGCGCATATGTGTCGCCACATGTGAGCGCGTGATTGGCGAATTCGCGCATTCGCGCAATGGTTTCATCGGCATATACGCGAATGGCGGCCAGGTCCTCGTGCACGATGAACGTGTTGCGGTAAAAGCGGTGGCAGGACACCACGTTCTGATACATTTGCACGACGTAGAAGACGACGGACACCAGGATGTAGATGCGCTTGTCCCAGCTGACCGATCCCATGTCAAACATGAGTTTTCCGATGGCGTGCTGCGAGAGCATCATTTTTATGATGCCGAAATACGTGGGCAGTGTGATGGGGACGCCCTGCAGTTTTAAAAGGAAAAACGGCACGATCAGCATGATGACGGGCATTAAAAAGGATAATAAGGGCGAGAAGAGGTTGTACATGCTGTAGCACTGCAGGAACGTGGGCGAGCGGTTCAGCATGTCCAGCGGCGCGTAGTCAATGTAGTTGAATTTGTCGTGGAACCCGTCGTCGGTCTTAATGCGGGTCCATATGGCTTCAATTTGGCCATGATCGGAATCGTGTGGTTGGTTCAGGGCCTTGGAACTAGAAATGGAAGTAATGAAGCGCTGCGTGTCTTGTAAATGCGGCACGCTGGTGGTGAACTGCTTGGCCCACATGCCCAGGTAGCGCTTTGCAAATGCGGACTGCGGCTGAAACACGTGAGCATACATGGGCTTGGCATTTGACTCTGCAGTTCCATCGTTTATTTGCTTGGTGCATTCAATAAGCTCCAAATCGGATAACACGCTCTTGTCAATGGAACACAGCTGATCGTTGGGCAAATACTCCATGGGCAGTTTGAACGGCGTGTCCAAATGAGTTGAATTTAACACATTCACATTTTCTACATTCACAGATGCATTCTCCTTTTCTTCGGTTTTTTTCTCGTCTGGTTGGACATGGGGTTGTTGTTTTTGGGGTTGCAGTTGCGCTAAAAGGTGCTGTATCATTTGATTGACTATAACAAATGATAGAAGATAATGTATTGAATTATACGAAAAATGCGAATGTGCCTAATTAGCACCCACGCTTAGGTCGGACATTTTTCCTGATAAAGAAAAGAATGCTAAAATTTTTTCTCTAATGGATTCATCCACGTCACGAACTTTTGAATGAGCATAATATGCACGTGCTGCAACTAAATCACACCCATTGGAAGCCTCCGCCAATTGATCAATAATGGGAATGATTTGATCAGTGATGTTATTCCGACGTTCACTCTTCAAAACAAGGGGTTTGGTGATGGACGGATCCATATAATTAATATCGGTCATGTACTGGTTTCTTCTATCATAAGTCCATAATGCACAATATGTTGTTTCATTTTTCTTCATCATAAAAGTTACAGTTATTCCACTTTCGTTTCCTAAAAATATTAATTCTTTGACTGGAGAATTACCAGAGGGAGGAGAACGAATACGGATCTTCAAAGGACGGCCAGGCATTAAATCATAGGATTCAGGGCCAAAATGCAAAATCATTTTGCCAGAGCCTGGAACATTTTCCAATATAACACCTCTGTTAGGTTCATCCGCATCAGCAGCGGCAGCGGCAGAGGAAGGAGCAGAAACAGAAGCGGAATCGCCTAGACCAAAATGCATCTTTATGGCAGTGCGCAACATAATAAAATTGGTTTTAGCAGTGTTCATGTCTTTCACCAACGGCGTTAATGTCTCAACGCATTGCACATTCAATCCAGCATTTATTGGATTTTGGGGAAGGGTAGAAACCAGCCTGCAATAAACATCGGCAAATTGCATGAATTGTTCTGGGGTCAATTCCAATTTTGCAATTAAATCAGGGGTGTTAATCAATCCCGAAACTTGCAAAGCATTGACCGCAGGAGCATAACGGGCAAATCCGTTAAATTTTTCATTTGTAATATCCGCAAGTGAATTGACTCTTTCTGAACCAAATTTAAACACATTTGCTGCATCATTGTAATGAATGTCAATTCCTACTGCATTGGATTCCCTCCCGGGCCATCCGCTATGCGTTTTTTTAAACACGTGGTGCAACATACCGCCCCTCTGTTTTTTCGTAATTCGGTTGTGACGGTTGTGATGGCGTTTTGTTTTGCGGCCATGATGTGATTGCCTTTTTTTGCTTCCAGTGCGCTTAATGCGCCTAACACGTCGGGTGGCCATGTTTATCTCTAAATGAAATGAATATTAATATTATATTTATAAACTACGCAGATAAAATATAATTGGTAGAAATTTGAAACTTAGTAAGATTCCAGTAACTGAGTCATGCTCTTTTGCATGGTGTAAAACGAGAGGCCGAACATGGCGCTCGTGAAAATCAACCCAGTCAGATTCGCATTTCCGTCTGCATTAAACAGAGCCGATGGCAGGTATCTGAACATGTATCGTTTGACTGCCGGCAATTGAAACGCGAAATACAGAATGGCCAGCATGAGCGGCGACTGAATTTCCTCGTAAAAGGTTTCTAAAGTATCCACACGATTGGATCCGCGCGTGTTTTGATGCATGACGCGCTCCAGAGTGGAACTCGTTTCATGGTCATGAATGTAGTCCACGTGCCGCTGCGGTTGCGGGACATACGTGGGCTGCACTTGCGCATCCTGCATCATGCCACCTGTGTCACGAGGAATGTCGCGTGACGGAAGAGCGGTCATGCCCGTCATGCTGGCTCGTTGCACCCCGCTCACAAGTTCGTTCATGAGTTTTTGATTCGGTTGCTGATTAGGATTGAGTGGCGGACCTTGGTTCTGTTGTTGTTGTTGTTGTTGTTGTTGTTGCTGTTGTTGTTGCTGTTGGTGATTTGAAGGCCCTAAATCCGGCACATTTGGCGAATAGGACATGGCTCCAGGTTCCGTTTTTTGAATAACGACATTCTGATTCTGGGTGTTGGAGTTTTGACCGGATGCTGTGGGCAAATCATCAATGCTGGTGGTGTCGCTCATTTATTTATTGATCTTTATGTATTGCATATATTCGGGGTTTTACAGTATAACGCAATCCAATCATCCTAAATCATTGCACGCACAATGCCATGTCATTTTATTATTATCAAAATTATGAATAATAAAATTTACTAAAAAAAAGTCCTCCTACCTGTGATGAAGTGTGAGTAAGTTAGTTTGATGTTGTGATTGTGGGTGTGGATGCATTTTAACCTATCATCTTCCCTCCCTTTGCTGCAAGCTAATATCAGTCTATCAGTCCAAAGGGATCCTTTCCTTATGCTATTCGGTTAACATGCATGTGTGCATGCGCATGCAATGTGATTATGATTGTTTGAAGCGAAGCGGTATTCGCTTACCTGATTGTGTGTGCTCTGCAAGCCCCTCTCTCGCTTGCAGTTGTCCCGTTCAACATGATTGCCTTTGCCATGAAAACAACTGAATGTAAATCACGTTCCGAATGAATGGATGCAATGAGTGCTAACCACCGGGTCCATCCCCACTCTCTTTTGCGTCATTGAGCCAGACGTCTAACAAAATACTGGCAACAGGTATTGATCCTGTATCTCGGAACCCAAGGTGAACCGCGTGCTAGCCTTTGCACCATGCCGGTGAAATGTTTTGCCCGCTTCTGTAAAGGGGCGAAGTGTACTGATACCGGCGGTAGGTTTCGATCCTACGTCCTCAGAGTTATGAGCCCTGCGCGCTTCCTCTGCGCCACGCCGGTATTACATTACCGTGTTTAGAGTCTGCCGGAGAAGACTAGCGGCTTCTGTAAAGCCACCGAAGTGAAGAATACCGGCGGTATGATTCGAACATACGACCTCGGAGTTATGAGCCCCGCGCGCTAGCCTCTGCGCCACACCGGTAAACCGTTACCGTGTTTAGAGTCTGCCGGAGAAGACTAGCGGCTTCTGTAAAGCCACCGAAGTGAAGAATACCGACGACTGGTTTTGATCCAGTGACCTCAGGGTTATCAGCCCTGCGCGCTGCCTCTGCGCCACACCGGTAAACCGTTACCGTGTTTAGAGTCTGCCGGAGAAGACTAGCGGCTTCTGTAAAGCCACCGAAGTGAAGAATACCGGCGATCCGTTTCGATCGGATGACCTCAGGGTTATGAGCCCTGCGCGCTGCCTCTGCGCCACGCCGGTAAACCGTTACCGTGTTTAGAGTCTGCCGGAGAAGACTAGTGGCTTCTGTAAAGCCACCGAAGTGAATAAATACCCCCTACAGGTGTTGATCCTGTTACCTCCAAGTTATGAGCCTGGCGCTCTTCAGATGAGCTAAGGGGGGGTAAGTGTTACCGTGTTTAGAGTCTGCCGGAGAAGACTAGTGGCTTCTGCAAAGCCACCGAAGTGTAGAATACCGGCGACTCGTTTCGATCGAGTGACCTCAGGGTTATGAGCCCTGCGCGCTGCCTCTGCGCCACGCCGGTGTTACATTACCGTGTTTAGAGTCTGCCGGAGAAGACTAGTGGCTTCTGTAAAGCCACCGAAGTGTAGAATACCAGCGACTCGTTTCGATCGAGTGACCTCAGGGTTATGAGCCCTGCGCGCTGCCGCTGCGCCACACCGGTAAACCGTTACCGTGTTTAGAGTCTGCCAGAGAAGACTAGCGGCTTCTGCAAAGCCACCGAAGTGTAGAATACCGGCGACTCGTTTCGATCGAGTGACCTCAGGGTTATGAGCCCTGCGCGCTGCCTCTGCGCCACGCCGGTGAAGGGTTACCGTGTTTAGAGTCTGCCGGAGAAGACTAGTGGCTTCTGCAAAGCCACCGAAGTGTAAGAATACCGGCGACTCGTTTCGATCGAGTGACCTCGGAGTTATGAGCCCCGCGCGCTGCCTCTGCGCCACACCGGTGAAGTGTTGCTCTGGTTTTACGTCGCTTAAGCTATGACGACCCGCTTCTTTAAAGGGGTGAATTGTAGAATACCGGTGATCCGTTTCGATCGGACGACCTCTGAGTTATGAGCCCAGCGCGCTAGCCTCTGCGCCACACCGGTATTACATTACCGTGTTTAGAGTCTGCCGGAGAAGACTAGTGACTTCTGCAAAGCCACCGAATTGTTGACAGTGTGTTGACAATGAGTTCCGATAGCTACGTTTTGCGTCCAGCTTGACGGGCCGCTTCTGTAAAGCGACCGAAGTGTAAAATACCCACGGCTGGTTTCGATCCAGCGACCTCCGGCTTATAAGGCGATAACCATCAGTCGTTCGGACTTGATGAAAGTCTAATTGAGTGACCGACGATGTTTTTACGGCGCACTTCCTCTGTGCTACGCGGGTGTTTTTTCACAGCCGGGAGTTGAACTTGGGACCTTCGTGTTTGGAATCAGGCTTCCAACCACTAGACCACACCGCTCATTGCGAACTGCTTGAAACAACATGCACCGAATCAATATACTAACATGTCAACAATTCATAAATTATCAATGCTTACGAGATCGTCGTCTTGATTTTCTGACACGACGGCGAGATCCTCCCTGCATGCAGCAGCTGTTCACGAGTGGTGCTTGCTGCCCCCCCACCCCTCCGTTTGATGTAAACACATAAGTTTTCACGCTGGGGGTTACCTCAAATGCACCCGTTCTGGAGTTAAACCCTTCAGTTGATCGTGTTTCGGTCGTGTGGTATCTACCAATGACATCATATCGGTTCAACATCTTGTTTAAGCGGTAGACATCGTTGGGCCATACGGAATCAGGACATTCGTTTGAAACGCAAATGATGCGGGTTATTCCATCACTGAACCGCACTTCTCTCATGTCACATGTTACGCGTTCTGATCCTGAACATGGTTTATTTATCCAAAAGCTGGGCCTGATGAGCGGCAATGCAGCAGGCACTTTCACTGCATCAACATATCTTACAATCGCTGCTGGATTAGGTGAAAATGAATATTGACCACTTAAACTTAATCTATCACTTAACATGCCTGCAATTCCGCTCCTCGCCAGCAATGGATTCATCTGGTCTGCACTCATTGGAGGGTAATATCTCGGCATCTGTGCTGACTGAATGCCCTGTTTCACTATTTTTTTTTCTGCCGAAATTGTTTTTTTCATTGTTTGGCGTGATTATTTATATATAAATACATAATACATTATTTCAAAGCGCAACATCTATTCGCGAATCGTCGCATTTTTCACTGTTAATCTTATAGGTGAAACATTTTCCGTCGTATTTAAACGTGAATTTCTTGGTTTCTGCCATGTCAGGCGCCTTGAACACCGTGCAATTCCGCCCGTAACACGTCTTCCTAAATAAACTGGAAAGACCCAGACCCATTATTATTCCGAAAATCACCCGACTTGCGGAAGAATGAATGAAGTCATGTAGTTGCATTGTTTTAATGCTAAATGTTTAAGTTGTTTTATAACTATATTTTATTTTTATAAAATAAAATGTAATTAAATGCGGGTTTCTCATGCATGCCGATTATATTTTCTTCCAAGAACATATTCCTTTTGCATTGGGCCTTGACGCGTATTTCGCACCGTCATTGCCATCGCAGCATTCATTTTGTCGGCGCACGGTTCATTTGTATCCCGCAGCAGTGACGGGATTCGCTGGCGTAACAACGCTGTTCTCCGTGGGCGTGAAAAAGCACGCAGTGTGATTACCCGTTTTGCTGCCATAATACAATTTGCAATTCGGGGGCTGGTACTTGTTTTTCACAAAATAACACGGGTTGTATCCGGTGCTATATTTCCCGGCATTTGCGCCTTCCGCCCCAAAGGCGCTGTAAAACGAGTTGCCGTTCAGATTGACAGTGTTCACGCGCAAACTCAGCGTTCGCGTGCTGCTGCTGACGCCACCCTGTTTTGCAAACAGCACATTGCTCGGCTTGTAAATGGTGGTGCCCTGACAGTGAGTCCGGTCCTTGCTTTGGATGTAGCTGCATGCCGGATACAAGCAGCTGCCTGTCAAACGGGTTTGCGGACCCAAACAATCGTCGTTGGGCCAGTTTGGCATGTGGTCGGCACCAATGTATTGAACCCCCGGCACCGGGTTGGTGGACAGCTTCTGTTCGTAGCGCTTGCACCGTGACTGCAGGTATCCACGGGTGTCGCTATAATACGCCTTGCTCATCAGCGTCACTGCGGATCTGATGACATTGTTCGCCGGGCAGCAGCCAATGTATTTCGTGTTATACAGCCCCGTCTGAATTTGGTAGCTGTTGGGATCCACCGGATCGCCCACCTGCACGTAGCCCATGTTTTCTACACGGTCGCACGGGTCACACCGCTGCGACGGTATTTTCAACAACTTCTCGTCAAATTTGGCATACGAGTTGGCCTTCGTGTCACCGCAGTCACACGACGTGCCACCATCACCCGGTTTCGTGGTACCACCTGGGGCGTCAATGACAAGCGATACGGAGTTCACGCTGCGCCCGCTGTTGGGCGTGGGCTGCAGTTTCCGGCGCCAATGTTTCATGGGGCGCGCCTTCATGGCGGGACCGCTGAAGTCGTGCGCGGCTTCATCTCTGGCAGAGATACCGTCTATGAACCCGGGGGCAATGTTCACCATTGCGCCGTTTTCGTTGGGCCGACTAAATCCGGGAACCACCTGGTTCGTGGTGGTGGGTTCCGTTTTAGTGGGATAATGCACCCGCTTGGTAGTAATTAAGCTGTTGGTGCGGCGCCAGCCGATGCCGTCCGATATGGTTGCATGTCCACTCATTGATGTCATTTGTATATGGATGTGATAAATAAATAATATTCAATATATATTAAGTTGTAGATATTATTTATTACAGTATTTGTATTTGTATTTGTATTTGTATTTAGCGTTTGAACATGATTCTGTGCGGCATTCTCATACTGTTTTTTGCATGGTTATTGATACACGCTTTCATTTATTCTAAATCCAATTCCCAGTATCGCATCATTGAGGGGTTGGATCCTTCGGCTTCGCCAACAGCAGCACCAACAGCAGCACCAACAACTACAACAGCAGCACCAACAACTACAACCGCAGCACCTGAAACTCCATCTCAAATGCAAACTCAAATAGACGAAAACACGGCCCAAATTGCGATTCTAAAAACCCAAATTGCATCTCTCATTACCACTGCGACCCAACTAAATGCGGCCACGCTTCAGAATGAAGTCGGCATAGTAAACAATATTAACGGTATTCAAAAGGTGGTGAAATCACAGGCCGACATGCAGACAAAGTTGGCTAACATGAAGAGTGCGCAGTAAAATGAAAACATGAAAACAGTAAAGACACGAATGAGAGAAAATCTCACGTTCCATCCCTCGCAAAATAATGTGTTGATATTATATTAATTTAATTATAATATGAAACCATCCCCCCTGCATTCTCTGCTGTTTTTTCTGCCGGATGAATTATCCGACTCCACTATTTACAATATTATCATCGGCATCCTGTGCATTTTTCTCGTATTTTCTCTCATTTTACTTTACCGAAGAATCCAATTTGGTTCATCCTTTTCCATGTTAGAAGGCATGACGACTGCATCCGATCCAACATTGGACCCCGACGTGGTTGCCATCCAGTCTCAAACCGCCGCCCTGCAAACCACGTATGACAAATTGCAGGGCACGGTTGACGACCAAAAGAACCGCATCAATGCCAATTCGCAAATGTTGTTGAAAGTCATGAGCGACACGCCCAATCAAACCAACAACATCACGCATGCCAATGTTAACACCGACGACCCCTCCAAAACCAAAATTCCGAGCATTGACATGTCTTAAGGCGCCCTAAAAATACAATGAAATGCGCGGAATGTCGCAACGCCAAATGCAAATCCAAACAGCACCTGTGTCGCGGTGTGGCGACGAAATGCAATGCGCGACCACATCAACGTGAGTGCAATGGCCAATGCCGCAATAATCCATACCGGATGCCACGTTCTCCACGGCAGAAACTGATGCGCAAATGCGACAAAATATCCAACCGATTGCGCATGACCTGACGGGAATCCGTAGGCATTATTATTCTTATACTCTGGCCACATTGCAGCAACCGCATCGTCAAATGTGTTGGTGGGATCTGGCCGGTTTCCAGCATCTCCGATTGCATAGCGGAACCCCTGTTTTAAAACGCCGTTGACAATTGAGTTGCCAATGTATCCGATGAACGCATACGCATACGACACACGATACACGTGGCATAAAATGATTAATGCAACGAACAGTATTTGGGGGTACGCACTAATGCATTTCCGATACGTTGGATTGATCATGCGTGTTGTGGCGATTGCAATACTTTATTGCAATATTTTAATGTGTAATTAATATATTATTGTATAACAATATATTAGTGTGATTCATTTTAATCAGATCAATGTCAAATTTTTTTCAGGACGTGCTGGGGGATTTAGACAATGTGGAGCAGGATCTGCTTGGGCCCGACTATCAGTACTTCAAACAAATTAAAACCCCGACTGAATTGGGGGTCACAAACAGCGGCGGACTGGACAATCTGGCGGGCGACATTAGCGCGCTCATTGCATATGTGGAATTGCTCGTGTCGGGCGGCGGCGACGCATCCGTCACTGGCAAACCATCTGGAAACAAGTTTTTTCTAAAAACGGGGGCAAAGTGCAAAGTTGTGAGCAGCGATTCCACCAACGGAAGCGTCGTGGATCGCTATGCCTACGTGAACAATGTGCCCGATGGAAACATTCCGTTCATTTCATCCGGGCTTGGAGGGGTGCAATTCAGCGAGTTTGAGGGGCTGATTCCAGGAACCATGTCGGACATGGCTGCACTTAACCCGTTTTCGCTGTTTCAGGCATTTCAATTGGGATCCACGCCGGACTGTCAGAGTGTGACGCTGGAAACGATTGATGCCAACAACGCCGTGTCATCTGCCACCAACTTTGTTGCAACCGCCGACATCAAAAACATGCCGGCCGCGTGGTTTCCAAATAACACGAATCCGATCACCGGCGCAACTGAGCGCGAGGCATTTACGCAACGTCGCAATAAAAGATGCACTAAACAGCTAGGAGGCATTCCAGCCGGCACACTTTCCAGTTTATACTACACCTCATTGGGCTTCTTGTGCTTGGTGCTTTTGTATGCTCTGACAAAACGCGTGAACAAATGAACAAATCAAATGAAATGAAATGCAACTCTATTTCTTTTTATTTTTGTTTTTATTTTTATTGCCGCGTCGTTTTTTAGTTCTTCTTCCACCAAATGCGACGTTGTTGCCAGACGGAGATCCAAATTGGTCATCATTCTCAGACCCGAATTGGTCATTATCCGATCCAAAATTAGGGGGTGCTGCTGGTCCTGGTCCGGGTGTTTGTGCTTGTGGTCCTGTTGCTTGTGCTTGTGGTGCTGTTGCTTGGGCTTGTGGTGCTGTTGCTTGGGCTTGTGGTGCTTGAGCTGTTGGTGCTTGCACTGGCGCTGGTGCGGGTGGTTGTCCGGGTCTTGGAGGAGGAGGAGCATTTTGGGGCACTGGAGGCGCTGACGAAAACAGATTTGTCAAAAAGTTTAATGCTTTTTTGTGCAACGGCAGAGCGTCATCCGCCGCATTGGATGGTTCTGAATCAAAGATCCCACCCCCCGATTTTTTACGCAAACTGCGATGCCTTTTGGAGGTTGACCTAGATTTGGTCGTGTGTTTGGTGCGCATTGATTGCTTATTGTGTTTATATATTTATTATATAAAAATATAATAAATTCGTTTAATCAGTTAACCAATTAAAATCAATGCAAATCACACAAATCATGCATTATAATTTGATGCGTTTGAACAATTCAAGTGCAACGAGCCCTCCTCCCACCTGTGCCAGAATGTAAGGCACTAAATCACTGGATGACAGTTTGCCGGCAGCAACCATGGCTATAGAAACAGCCGGGTTGAACATGCCGCCAGAAATTGGACCGCCAATCATGACGGCCACTGCTAATGCGGCACCAATGGCAATCGCATTTCCAGTTGCTAAAATTATGTAAATGAAAAACAGAGTTCCTAAAAACTCAACCAAATATTTGTTCAGCATTGCGTTAATTAATTGATGTGTGTAGGTATGTTATATATTACAACTATAAAAAATATTCATGCATTGAAATTAAATGCATTGTTGCACTTAACAATCGGATTTGCCTAAACATGGATAATTAATTATAATTGCACCCCATTCTTATAATATAATATAGGTTGCATTTAGTATAGCATGAAAACATGAACACAATACAAAAACGGTTTCTATTATTTTTAATTGGGTGTATAGGAACAAGAACCTTATTTGTATACTTGGCAAAAAATGCGAATAGAACTTATTTAAAATACATGGGTTATTTATCAATTTTACCCGCTGTTGGATTTTTTTATTTATTTTTGACTGGTTCAAGAAAAACCGGGGCAGAAGTGTTCGGTGATAAAATATGGTGGAATGATTTAAGACCCATTCATGGGCTGATGTACTTTTTATTTGCATACAACGCAATTAACGGTGATGCTTTTGCTTGGATATATTTGTTAATTGATGTTATCATTGGTTTAGTCAGTTTCTTACTTTTTCATTATTACAATAATGATTTTAGCAAATTATTGCTATAAATTATGAAAATTATTCAAAAAAATTGATTTGAATCATTTGCACAATGACAACCAGACATCAGACCTCCAAAACAACCATGAAGCTCATGATATTTGACACCGAAACCACCGGACTCCCCCCCAAGATTCGCCAGTGCATGGACCCCGCGCAATGGCCGCACATTGTTCAGCTCAGCTATTTGGTATACGACACCGAAGCCGACAAAATACAAAGTTTTAAAGACGTTATTATCAGCCTGGGCACGCACATTCCGCTGTCCGATGAAAGCGTGGCCATTCACGGCATCACGCGCGAACTGTCGCTTTCTAAAGGCATAGACATCCGCGTGGCACTCTTTGATTTCAAGATGGAACTGCAGCAGTGCGGTAAGTGCGTCGCCCACAATTACGATTTTGACAGCAACGTGCTTCAGATTGAAGCCCGCCGCCACAACATGTCGCTGTATTTCCCGAGCCCCTTCTGCACCATGCGAGTCGGCACCGACTTGTGCAAACTGACGCACCCGACATTCACCGGCGGAGGCTACAAGTGGCCCAAACTGCTGGAGCTGCACGAGCACCTGTTCCATCGCGCCCCGAAAAACACGCACAATTCAAAAATTGATGTCATCGTGACTCTACGGTGCTACCACATGCTGAAACACAATGAGGATTTGTGCCGCACCAGCCGCGAATTCCGCGCGCTGTTCCGCAATCACTGCACCATTGAGTGCGACCGCGATGATCTCGGCGAATTCGGCGACCTGGATGAAATGCCGTCGCCACCCAACAAACTGCATGAATAAAATATAATGAATGTATTAGACGGGGTGCATTAGATGATACTTCTACATTTTTATATTTATTTAGTTGTCATAATTGCATACAATGCATATGATTACATAAAAGACTTACCGTTTCAATACATCACACAAACCAATTATGCAGTGTGTGAAAAAATGAATAACACATTTTGCATACGTATTTCATATTTTGTAATGGCAATCTTAGTGTATTTGACAACCATCAACTTCATCAACGCCGCGTTGCTGCGAGATGCTCCAAAAATTGCAAATACCATCACACACGATGAACCGTATTATTTCGTGGCGGGTTCATTAATTGGGGGAGTGTTGCCGTTGATTTCGTACATTTCTAATCTCATTATTGGAGTTTCGGTCTTCAATGAATTTAAACCCGACGCGGTGGTTGCGGTCAAAAATCTTGCAATTATTTTTACAGGAATGATTATGACAAGTTTTTCAGAAGAATTGATATATCGCGCATTATTAATTGGTGTAACAAAATCAGTTTTAAATGCGAATGTATGCGTTTTGTTATCTGCATTAATTTTTGGATACGTGCATGTGAAAAATTCATTAAAATATGGTATAGTTGCCTTTATCACTGGCATCATTTTGGGGATTGGTTATTTACATTACGGGTTGTACTGGTGCATCGGATTTCATGCCTTGTTCAATTTTGTTGAAACATCGTTGTACACGCTCATTAATTCTAAAATTGCCAACAAAACCATGGTCGGTGAAAGAAAAACACCGGATGACGCCGGAATGATGACTTCTTTGGTTGAGATAATTGCAGTGTACGGTCTTTATTATTTCAACTATTTTGGCTAAATTCTAAAAAATGGTGAACTATTTTTATTTGAGTTATTTGCCCACCACTTCCACACGAACCGACCGAAGCGCCACAATGCACGATGCAAACACGCTGGCATTGCTGAATTCCTTGTCTATAATGGAATACAATTCGCTCTGCAAAGTGTCGGCGATTTTTTGACTTTTCACTAGATGCACAGCGAGGGGGGTCCAGCATCCCGCCTTTTGCCGCACCAATTCGGTTTTATTCACAATAATGGGAATCTGCAACTGGATGGAAAACCCGAACATTCGGACTGCACCAAAATGACAATTCATGTGCGGCCAAATTGGAATGCACGGCCCGATTGCACCATTTGATTTTTCAGTCAACCCTTTCACCAATTTATCATAGAGCGGATCGCGCACCTTTTCTAACCAACCGTTCGTAATGTCCAGATCAATTAGTATGTTCATGGTTCGCAACTTGTCTGTAGCCATGAGTAATTATACTATAATTCAAATATTATTTTACCACATTCAGATTAAATGATCAAATAATGCAGCACAAGCATATGCCGCACTCGCAAAAAGCCCAGCACATCTGATCGCACACCAACTCGCAAAATGGCACCGGCATTAAGAACTCGGGTGGCAACGAGTTCATGTTCGTTTGGCTCATTTGATTTGGTTGATTCATTTGAGTTGGTTGAATTGATTGAATTAACTGCTCATTCATTGCATAATATAAATATAAAGATCAGTTGCATTTATATTTATTTTTATATTCATTTTTTTCAATAATACCCATATAACGGTGCATAAACGGTTTTCATGGGCAGCGCGCTTGTTTTGTATTTTTTGCATTCGCTCATTTCATAGCAATAATACTGCATCATGACGTCTTTAGTCATGTCAAACTCGCCGATGGGTGCGTATTTTTTCTCATTCAACAAATACACGTATTTGTCACCAACAGCATACGGAAAGGAATCATAGTTTCCACCCATCGGCGAATAAAACCGGCGAATGGTGTCACCACTTTTACAAGAAAATGAGAGAATTCCCTTTCCGACAAATAAGTATTTACCTTTGCCCGTTTGAAAAAGAATGTTGTTCCCACGCTCAACTCCACGTTTAAAAATCCAATAAGCGTCATTCATTCCATTGTCACCAAGAAACAGCTGCTCATATTTCACATCCATCAGCTTTCCCTTCAACTCACCCCTATTAGTGACCTCATTAAACCGATTGTTGTAAATGGACGCATTTCCGCCGCCATAATCAAACACCACAAATGGAAAAGTGGCATTGTCATTAATTTCATAGATGTGTTTGGGGTTACCTAGTTGGGGTTTTAACACATCGTTGGTAACACACCTCATATATTTTGATACATTGATTGAACCGTTGGATTTTTTGTAGGCGCATGCTTTATTAGTTGCATTGATTGTTATTGATTTTGTTGATTTAGGCGCCTTAATGGTTTTGCCATCCGACCTATGTTTTTTGTTTTTTGTTCGGTGCATGAAATTTTTAGTAAAATATTATATATAAATAACATATAACATAAATACACTATTATTATGAGCAAAAAAAATAGGGGCAAACCCAGAGGAATACCCGTGGACATGAGTGATTTATCAGAAGAACCTCATGATCATGGATCTGGAGCATACGTGTTGCCTAGAGCATCCGCGTCCGGAGCACCTAAAGCATTGACATTCGGAGATTCGTTTGTGCTAAGTTCAAAACCCATGTCTACTAAAGCTCGGATACAAGCAGCAGAAGCAGAAGCAGCAAGAATTATAGCAGAAGCAAAGGCAGACGCAGAAGCACAAGCAATAAGCGATGAATTATACAAAAAATACATGAAAAAGCATCAACCGCCGAAATCAGTCACATGTGCATTATGTAAGAAGACAGAAACGGTAGGCGAAGCCATTGCCCATAAGTGGAAAAAACACGATTTCTTTGCGAATCAGGCTATATGCGCCGCATGTGATGCCGCGACTGTGCCATTCACCGCGTCGCCCAAACTCGCATGGGCGAAACCGGATCACCTTTCAACACGGCATAAGAAATTGCTTGAAGCATTAGACCGCACTAAAACACCGTCTAATGCGCTAAAGGCACAGGTAGTCGCATACTCCGAATTTGAGCCCCACATGCAAAACCGACGGCCTAATATCATGCGTCCTCTATTGAGTGCCGCATTTCTGACCCCTCCAGAATCTCACACCCCCGGTGTCGGTCGTGCAGGAGTAATCCCATTTACGAAGAATCAAATCGAAAAATTAACAAAATCAATTAACAGCCGTAACCGTGGAGGAACCAAATCCAAATCCAAATCCAGATCCAGATCCAGAGCACATCGTTAAGCCGAGCACATTGTGCATCCCTCATCTATTTGTGCATCGTCTCCATTTTCTCCTTTTTTGGACTCGGGCTCAATGGTGAACTGTTGTGGCTGGTGACGAGCCTTGCGACGCAGATAATACATGCCTGTTTTGAGCCCCTTGGACCACGCGTAAAAGTGCATGGACGTGAGCGCGGCGTAGTTCGGGTCCTCCATCCAGAGGTTCATGCTCTGGCTCTGGCAAATGAACGCGCCCCGATCCGCCGCCATGTCAATCACGTGCTTCATCGGGATCTCCCACACCGTGCAGTATTTGCGCTTCAAATGCTCGCTCAGCCCGCCGATGTGCTGTACGCTGCCCTTGTTGGCCACGATATTGTTTTTAACGCTCTCGTTCCACATTCCCGCCGCCTGCAAATCCGTAATCAAATGCCGGTTCACCAGAATGAACTCGCCCGCCATCGTGCGCCGCGTGTAAATGTTGCTGGAAATCGGCTCAAAGCACTCCGTGTTGCCCAGAATCTGTGACGTGCTGGCGGTCGGCATCGGGGCTAGAAGCAGTGAATTGCGTAGGCCGTGCTTGACGATGCGCGCCTTCAATGCAGTCCAGTCATACCGCCCTGCCTCTGGTTCCACCCCCCACATGTCGTATTGCAGGATGCCCTGCGACGCGGGCGACCCTGCAAATGAGCTATAAGGCCCATGTTGCTCCGCCAGGTCGCAGGACGCCGTGAGCGCGGCGTGATACATGGTCTCAAAAATACGCCGATTCAGGGTGCGCGCCTCGTCGCTACTGAACGCCAGATCCAGCAGCATGAACGTGTCGGCCAGCCCCTGAATCCCGATACCAATGGGGCGGTGCGCCATGTTGCTCACGCGCGTCTTCGGCGTGGGATAATAATTCACGTCAATCACGCGGTTCAAATTCTCGGTCACGATGCGCGTCACCTCGTGCAGCTTGTCAAAGTCAAACGGGGGGGCGACAAGCGCCCCCCGCACCCCCAACCGCAAGAGGGAGGGGTGCGGGGAACCTACGGTTCCCGGTACGAATCGGTTCAGCGCAATGCTGGCCAGGTTGCACACTGCCGTCTCCTGATCGTCCGAGTACTCCATGATTTCGGAGCACAGGTTGGACGACCGGATGACGCCCAGGTTCTTCTGGTTCGTCTTGCGATTTACGGCGTCCTTGTAGCACAGGTACGGCGTGCCCGTCTCCATCTGGCTGTCCAGGATGCGGAACCAGAGGTCGCGCGCCTTCACTTTCCCGCGCTGGCGCCCCTCCGCCTCGTATTTGGCATACAATGCGTCAAATTCGTCGCCATATACATCCGACAACCCGGGACACTCGTCCGGACAAAATAGGCTCCACTCCGCATTGGCCTTGATTCGCGCCATGAACAGGTCCGGCACCCACAGCGCGTAAAACAGGTCGCGCCCCTTGGCGTCCTCGTCCCCGTGGTTCATCTTCATCTCCAGAAAATGCGTGATGTCCGCATGCCACGGCTCCAAATACACCGCAATCGTGCCGTTGCGCTTGCCGCCCTGGTCAATGTAGCGCGCCGTGTTATTGAACACGCGCAGCATGGGAACCAGCCCATTTGATGTGCCGTTCGTCCCGCGAATGTGGCTCCCCGACGCCCGAATGTTGTGCACATGCACGCCGATTCCCCCCGCATGCTTGGAAATATTCGCGCACTCCTTCAGCGTGTTGAAAATGCCGTCAATGCTGTCGCTCTCCATCGCAATCAGGTAGCAGCTACTGAGCTGCGGTTTCAGTGTGCCCGCATTGAACAGCGTCGGCGTGGCGTGCGTGAAATACTTCTGCGACATGAGGTTATACGTGGTGACCACCTTGTCTATATCGCCTCCATGGATCCCCACCGACACACGCAACCACATGTATTGCGGACGCTCCACCGTTTTTCCGTTCGTGCCCATCAAATACGACCGCTCCAGTGTCTTGAACCCGAAATAGTCAATGAGAAAGTCACGGGACATGATAATAATGGCCTCCAGTTCATTACAATGTGTGCAAACCGTGGCCCAGAACTCGTCGCTGATGAGTGGCGACGGGTGACCGTGCACGTCCTTGAATTCATGCAGTTGTTCCATTGCCGCATGAAATGTGACTGGAGTGTTTTTGTGGTGGTTGGATATGATAATGTATGCCGCCAACGTGCCGTAGTCGGGGTGCTGCGTGGCCATGGTGGCGCACTGCTCGGCCGTGAGCTCATCTATTTTTGTGGTGGGAATACCGTCATACAACTGGTCAATCACCTTCATGGCAAGAGACGTGTAATTCACTGCAGAAATACCGGCTTGCCGGCCCACATTACGAATGCGGGCCAGTATTTTGTCAAAAGCGATAACTTCATATTCGCCGTTGCGCTTAATCACGCGCATGTCTGTGTCAGCGTCGTTCATTGTTTTGCGATACAATTATATGACTTGTGGTTTTATATTATTTTTGCAATCATACTTATCCATAAAAAAAGTTTTTTTTGTTTTTGGTTTTTTGAATTTTTAGTGGGTTTGTTTTTGTATCATTGTATCATCTATCATTCGGTGCAGTTACACAGACATTGTTCGTGCGCGCCTTGGTGGCATGCGTGGCAGCTGATGCCAACGCTGTTGCACTGGCACTGACATTCAACATTCGTGTCCGCGAACATCTGGAACATGCTGAGCCTGTCGTGCAGGTCGTGAAGCATGGAATGAATGCGAGTGATGATCGGCTGAGTGAGTTCGGGAAGAGTGTCCTTGAGGTCTTGAATGAAACGCAATGTAATTGGAACCATGACGTCCATGATCATGTCCGTGGGGGCGTGTTCGCCGCGCTGTGTATTGCGGCGCCCGTTGAAAATGCTTTGCCGGTACTGGTTTATTTTTTGGCGTTGAACCTGTTGAATGCGAATGACCATTTTGAGATGAGCCCTGATGTCATTGAACAGCGCCAGAATGGGCAAAGCGTATTTGCAACGCAATGCGTTGGCACTGGATTTGCCATCACACTTGTCAAATTCACTCTGGACGGAAAGAAGGTGATTGCGGAGCAGTTTGGTGCTGCCGGCCACAATGCGTAAAGAAGATGCCTTGGATGCCTTGATGGATGCTTTCATTTTTTGTATCAACAACAAATGAATTAGAGATGAACGGGTAGAGATGGCGCTGATTAAAACAAGACAATTCCAAAAAGCAATTCAATTTTTTTTATTTTCATACATTTTTTGGAATGACATCTGGTTTCATTTTAAGTGTATTTGTTAATTGGATTTATTAGAAGAAAAAAGATTAGTATTGACCGGTTTCAAAAATTGATTCTGTGTGTCTAAATCCTGCAAATAGTTGCTGTCCTTTAAAAATGGGTTCATACCAACTTGCGGGGTTGGCCCACGTTCGTATATTTTGTCGCTGTTATTCTCTCGTTTTGAATGTTGATGATCCAAATTGAGTTCCTGAAATTGGTTTGAATGCGATTGTTCTTGAGTTTGTCGTTGTTCTTGTCTTTGTTCTTGTTGTTCTTGTTGTGTGGCATATGGATTTGTCGTGCTAAATGTTTTAAACAGTGACTGCGATTGTAGTGGTTGTAGTGGTTGTTGTGGTTGTTGTGGTTGTTGTGGATGTTGTGGATGTTGTGGATGTGGTTGTAATCTGGGTGTTTTCAAATTTTCAGATGGATATGGAGGACGCCATATATGATTCATTGTATTAATGTATGTATTAATGTATTTGCACAGGTTAAAATTTAAAATCATTGCACGCATTATCCAATTTGACACCCGCTAAACCTGGATCGTTTTTCAATGGTTGTCCAACATTCTTCGCACGCAAAACCGTGCTGCTGTTGGTCCGAAACCTTTTTCAGAACGTGCTTAAACTTATTACATCTGTTGCACTGGAACGTGCAAATCTGATTATTATCAGAGCGTGGATAATTGGGTTGCATGGGCTGTGTTATGTGTTATGCAAATAGTTTAAGCCTTCATTTTATATTTCTTTTTTGAAAAGTAATATAAAAAATTGATTCAATTTAAATGCACAAAGGCAAATAAATACCCGTCATCATGCCATCATTTTACCCCCTGGAAATCAACGGAACAAAATACCTGATTTGTAAACTGTCAAATCAGCCCTTCTCCACGCTGCACGACCCCGACACCAAACAAATGGTGGGCCAATGGAACAATGAAGCCGCACAGTATGAAATCTTTCCTCCGGGGTCCCCCCAGAATGACGACATCGCATTTGAGCGGCACATGCGGCAGTTAATCGCATCCGGAGCTGCATTCAAAATCGTGGATTGAGGAGGGATGTGATCACGAGCGTAGTAAGCGAGCCATATTCACAACCTCCGGTTTGGCAACTGCTGATGCCTGAAAAATCTTGAGCAAGTGCGCATCGTCGCGGAATCGGATGCTGTACTCCTGCTGCAGCTTGTTGCGCCCGATGCGCCCCAGCGCCTGAATGATTTTTTCCTGGCTGATGTCGCTCAAATCTTTGCCCAAGTACCCGTGGCAAAACTGGTAGTTCGTGCCGTAAATGTAGTCGGTGGACGCAATAATGAGGTACAACCGCTGATTCTGCGCCAAGTCCTTCATGATCTCCGTGTACGTCTTATTGGAATTGGACTGATCCGTCATCACCCCAATCCCCATCATCAGCAGCACCTTCCAAATGTTTTCAATCCGCAGCACCATGATGCGCTCCACGTCCTCGGGTTCCACGCGCGACGTAAACGGGTTTGCGGATGTGATGGCGTCCTCCGTGAGCTGCGGCGCCCACCGCTTCAAGTGCTCGGCCCGGTTCGGCACAAACATGTCGTTCAGCGCGCCCCATTTCACCTGCCGCCGCAGCTCGTCTATCTTCTCCTGCAGCCGCCGGACTTCGGGGCTGAACCGCATGTCGTCCATCTTCCGATTGTTTTTCTTGTCCTTGTCTTTGCCCCCATTTTTTGCCTTGTCATCGTTCTTATCCTTGTCTCCGGTTTTGTTGCCCTCCTCCATCGCGTCCTCCATCTCATGCTCCAGCGTCTCCATCTCGTCCTTGATGACATTGTTGTGATCAATGATTTCCATTAGGTCGTCCATCACGCACTCGGGAATCTGCGCAATCTGCAACGCAAACCGCGCGATTTTCTCCACGTCGTTCGCCAAAAACAGCGTCGGCCCGCACGTCAGCGTGTGCGCGTCCTGCGCCGTCAAGTTCACATTGGACGCGTGCAACCGCGCGCGCTGCGTCTGGAAGTGCGCCCAAATGGCAGGCCACCGGTCCGCCTGCACGTTTTCCAGCAGCTCCAGATAATACGCCTTGATGTTCGTCATATTGATGTCGGCAATGTCTGAAAAATGCCGATCCACCGCGTATCGCGACGAGGTCCACAGCTGACCCTCGTTGACGTGCGCGATGAATTTGACCACCTCCTTCAAATCAAAGTAGCGCAGCAGCGTTTTATAAGTGCGACAGTGCGCCGCAGACGCCTGCATGTCCTCGTAGCTCTCAAACATCAGGTGCGGCAGCTGCACGTAGCCATCCTTGTTCACCAGCGTAATGGTCTTTTGGCAGTCGTGGCTCACAATGCTGTGCACCTCAGCGTTTAAAAACCGCGCCCGGAAATCCATGATGGTGGGCGCCATCTCCGCTTGTTGCGGCAGCGTGGCCGACGACAGCACCACGTTCGGCACGATGTTCTCCGTCCAGTTCTCCTTGATGAGCGCATGAAACTCGTGCTCGGCGTAGTCCATTGTGATTGTGGGCTCGTCCCAATACAACAGGAGCTTATGCAGCGGGTTGAACGCATTCATGTAGTACATGGCGTGCTTATACGATTTGATGTCGCTGATCATGATCTCCACGTTGTCGCCCACGCTGTTGTCCACCTTCCGGATGCCACCCGTGCGGCGGTCGCGCACCACGTCCTTGGCGGCATAGTAGTGCAGGCGGATGTTGTCCACGCTGCCGCACCCGAACGCGAATGCGATGCGTTTTTTCGCGGAAATGCAGGCCTTCGCCAGCGCCAGACCCACGTGGCGCGCGGCGCACACGAAGATGACGCGGTAATGCTCGCTGAGTCCAATCGGGGTCAGCGTCTTGCCCGTGCCGGTGGGCGCAATGTAGAGCACCAGCTTGGGCGTCGCGTCATTCTTGAACGCCGTGAAGATCTGCTTCTGATGCTCATACAGTTTGACATCCCCGCACTTGAACACGTACTCGTTTTTCTCCACAAATTCGTGGGCTTTCTTGATAAATTCGGCCGGGTCAAAATCGGCCTCCACTAAATTGATCACATGATCAATGAACGCGTGCACATGCGGGTTCAGGTGCGCGATGCTGTTGCGCATGAGCATGCTGATGCTGTAATAATAATACATCCACTTGGGACGGCTGGGCACAGCGGGTGGCATCGGCACCTTCTTCTTCTTCGTGCCTTGCAACCAGTGCGGATACATGTGCGGGAACTTGTTGTTCAGCAGGTTTAATAATAATGACAGCAGCACAAATTCATATATTTTCGTTTTTTGATCGTCCAAATTGCCGTTCGTATTTTGAATCCGGATGAGGTCCGCCTTTTTGACCAGCTTCTTTTTGTCGGTGTCGGTTTCAAATGCCGACTGGGCGAACGCCTCGCGCATCTCGTCCACGTGCTGCTTGAAATACAGTTCATACATGTGCGCGTGCATTTCGTCGGATGCGGTGATTTTCATGTACTGCATCAGCGACTGGTTGGCATTGCGCACAATGCCCACGTCGTGATATCCGTCTTTTATGAGCTGATAAATTTGCTGTTCATCGTGTGAATCCGGGACCTCCACGCTGTCCCATTCGCTCTTGGTGAGTTTACCCTGCGTGAAATCCATTGTTGGAAATAAGTTATAATTGTGTAGCGCCGTTTCTTTAAATGCATTCGCAAATTGCTTTTACTGGTGTTTAGCATTTTAATAATGGTATTCTCCGAAAAATTGATTTTAGTTTAATCCAGTTAAAACTAATGCAGCAATAGAACATACAATGTTGAAATTCCTCTTTTCCGGTTTTACAAAGGAGCAACCGCCTACTACTACACCAATGATGAGCCCCATCATCACCAATCCATTGCTTGTGAGCCCGCCCCCCATCATCACCAATCCGTTGCTTGTGAGCCCGCCTACCATCATCACCATTGACGGCAATATCGGCTCCGGCAAATCCACCACATGGACCATGTTGAAGGAGGCGTACAAATTGAGGGATGATGTGCATTTCGTGGAAGAGCCCGTGGATTCATGGGACGACATTAAGGACGGGGAGGGAGTCCCGATTCTCACCAATTTCTACAAAGACAAGAAGGCGTATGCGTTCCGGTTTCAAATGATGGCCTACATTTCACGTCTGGCTTTATTACGCCGAACGGTTCGTGAGAATGCGGGGCGCTGTCGCGTGATTATCACTGAGCGCAGCGTGGATACCGACCGCAACATCTTCGCCAAAATGCTCTACGATAGCGGCGACATCGCGCACGACGAATACACCATTTACAACATGTGGTTTGACGAATTTGTTCAGGACCTGCCGGTGTCAGGACTCGTCTACATTCGCGCAGAACCCGAGACGTGCATGGAGCGCATTGCGAAACGAGGGCGCGAGGGCGAGACGATCCCGCTGGAATACATTCAAAAGTGCCACGACTATCATGAATCATGGATCAACGGATCTACTATGACCTGCAAAAAACTGGTCATTGACGCCAACCCCGAAATTGAAGTCACTGCAAACCAGCGTGTGGAAGAAATTGTGCGATTCATTGATGCACTTCACTGAATCAAACCCACTAAAACACTAATCCAACTAAAAAATAAGACAACTTATTTTTTATTTTTTTTATTTTTGACACTTAGTAGACCGTTTGGACCGTTTGGATCGTTTGGACCGTTTGGACCGTTTGGACCGTTTGGACCGTTTGGATCCTCCATAAGTCCAAGTGGTGATGGGAGCCCCCAAATTGCATTGTTCCGTGGGAGGATTGCTGGGATTGACTGCAACCAAATTCAGCCCGGCACTCCCACACGGACCCCTGCACGGCTCACGACATGCAACAACCACATACACACCAGGAGGACCCCCATTTATCAATGTGCTCAACAAACACGGATATCCGGCGGGTGTTAAATACGTAAATTGTCGGTTGTGAACGGGTTGTGCAACCAACATGTGTGCAAATTCGGTGCTTATGACATTCACCATGGGTCCCGCTGATGGATTCTCTGGATTGTATGATGGATTATATCTAAAAATTCCCTCATTGATGGGATCCTCCTTAGGGTTGTCCCTTTCAAACAGTCGCATGTCATTCACAATCCCTCCAGGCACATGGGTTGATCCAATGCATTCCATTCTAACGGTTTTCTTATTGTATTGTTGCATTTCATCTGGGTCCGGTTTTGCATATGATGCTCTGGCCTGCAATAATGTCACCAAAGAACCAAGATCTGTGAGGGAATGCATTTCCCACGCGGTCGTTGCGTCATCATTTTCACCCAACACAATTATATCTCCGTCCATGAACAACGACCGACCAATTGGACAAAACAACACCATGGATTTACTATTATTAAAATATTGCGGCTGCAACCCAGTGGATTGATCACCCAACATCGCACACCCATGACAACTCACGAAATACACGGGTTTTTTTACACCGTCCACATCTGTCACACTCATTACAAAACCAAATTAAATTACTGAATTACTTAATTGCTAAATTATACATTAACAGATATAAATTAAATATTATATATATAAACAATGGATCAAATAAAAGAATTGAGAACATTTAAGGATTTATGGGAACATGAAAATAAATTGACACGTGATTATGATTTTCGGTTAAGCCGATGGTTATACTTGTGTCAATATATCGGAGATGTTGAGTTGTTTGATGTTCCCTCCAGTTACAAATGGCAGAATGTTAGTATGACTCCAATCCAAAGAGGAACATTGCAAATATTTACGATCTTGGAAAGATTGCCTGAGTATTATGATAATCCAAGCAAAATAGTGACACTCCGTGTGGCTTATGAGATGACACCAGGTGAAACCAAGTTTAAGAAGGAGGAAAAACTAATACAAGTTAACCTATTCCAATTATTCCAAGATGCCCGATTGGTCCATCTTGGACACATTGGAATTTCTGAATCAGTTACTCCAGAACAGGTAGCCAACAAATATTTTGGTAGTTCAGATTTTTCAAATATTTTTTCATATCTTTCAAATCGTGTTTATTTTAATAAACGCAACACACTAAAACATGCAGCAAACCTGGGATTAATACCGCGATACACTGAATCAGCACTCACCCGAATTCCATTGTTGGGAACGTATCATCCGGTGAAGCCAATGAAGTCAACCTTTCAAAAATATTGGGATGCATGGGATGAAGTAGCATCAACTGATTCGGATTCGCAACGACAATGGGACGCAGCATCAAATGGTTCGCACAGGGGAATGTCTGCAGCATTCGGTGCATTGTCGTTGTTGCCCAGTGTCTACAATCAAAAAAAAAAGACTGATTCTGAACAAACTAAACAAAAACAAATACAAGAAATGGTGGAATTTGTTCCAAAAGCAGAACGTTCTTCCGGATTGACCAAGGGTGCATTGTCCACTCAATTGATGCAACGTTTATCTCAACACCCATCAGTTGGACAAAGTGATAAAATAAAAACGTTTGGGACCTTGCATAATCGCGTGCACTCCCAATCAAAACCTAGTGGTGGATCAAAAAAATACAAATCACGTAAAACCCGTAAAACCCGTCACTAATTAATTTGCAGTCAACACAACCAATTCAAAACATTTGATGCATTCGCATTCATTGTTGCATTGACGCACGACGACCGCACGTCCAACATGAGTGCCATGTGACACGCACCCAGCGCAATCATGGCCAGCATGCGCGGCAGCTGTTTCAGCATGAAGCGCTGGTGCACCGTGTCGCGGTGGTCGCTGTCATCCAGCAGCGAATACTGCGCTTCATTATTGGCGTAAGTGCCTTGTTTAGGACGCGCGTTCAAAAGGCGCTGCGCTAGATCGGTATTGATTTCGGGTGCGCACCGTCTCAGCAGTTTCAGCGCGGGATAGAACCCGGTCGCAATGAACAGCATCATTGACAGCCAAATGTTGTAGTCAGTCACAAGGGCGATATAAGCGACGTCCATCACAATGGCAACAACGTGCAGGCCACGGCTGGTCCATTTGGCCACACGGGTCAGAATGATGGTGCGCTGCTCATCATCTGGAACGTAGAGCCGCATGGTTTGGCGACTGGGCTCGTTCAGTTGCGCGCTCAGGCTGTAATAATACGCATTTGCTAGCGTGGTCCCAGTGTATACGGCGCGCATCATGGTCGGTGGATTCACGCATGCTAAAAACAGGCTCTGGATTAACCCAATACAGGAGGCCCAATGAAACAGAATGACGGTGGGTTGCATTTGAACAATGAACAAATGAGAGATTATTATACTATAAACACATATCTATAATATAATACAGAGCCATATACATTATCAATATAAGCGATTTAAGTAACATTGATGGTGGCACCTGCACCTTGAAACATACCTACAATTGCGGGATGCTCAAATGGAACCGCTCCTTCCCATATTTGAAAGGTTTGATCAAAATCCACAAATAATATTTGAATTTGGCCTGCATTAACCTGACCGGTGACTCCTGCTATGTTCGCAATCGGAGTAAAATTAAATTGGGCATTGTCTCCATTTATAGCAGGCAGTCCCATTTTGGTCACATTCAATTGATAAAACGGATTGGCTAACATGGCAGCCTGGTTATAATCTGGCGGGGTCTGTTGATGGGATAAAATGTTCATAAATTGAATGGATGGACACAACGCCGGTGCCAGGTCACTGTTATGGGCTCCATCATCCATGAGGTATCCGATTGGCGGACCCTGACAATTGAACTCACGTTCCGCCATGATTTGCTGAATGACCTGATACTTGTGTTGTGATTGAAAATTATGTCGTCCAGATGAATTAAGAGGATTCACGGATTGTTTTGGGTTTGTGCATAAAACTTCAACAAACGCGGCATCCAGTCCCAGAAGTTGCAACGTTCTTATAATTCCAACCTTGTTACCACTTGTAAGAATGTAAACTGGAACTCCGCGACCGTGACAAGCAAGCAAAAGTGCGTGCCATGCATCGCTTTGCATCTGTGTGCCAAATGTAAACATTTTAAATTCTTGCTGAACTGCTGGATTGGCAAATGCATACGTCCCTTGCAACCTTATGTTTACAGAATCATTTGGTCCTAAACCTCCCTTCATTCTCATTCTGCGACTAATGCGGCGACTGCGACTGCTACTGCGACTGCTACTGCGACTTCCGCGTCCTCGGCGTTTCATGCCGCGACGCCCTTTGGTAAGTTTGTAATGCATTATTGGTTATACATTAATCGTATATTTTTTTTTAGTTAAGTATCAATTTATTTCCCCCATTGCGTTTCGGCGGCTTGTATTTCAGAATGTCCAGCTCCTTGGACGTGGTGGGGAAACTGGCCGCGCCGTAAATATCCTGCAACAGCAGCCACTCAAACATGCCTCCCGGATAAATGCACACGTTTCTAAACCCCAGACCCATCAGCTGTTGGTATTTTTTATAAACAGTGTCGTCATTTGCGTTTTTACCATACACGATTATCTCTCGGTTCTTCCCGTCCGATACGGCGATTAATGCGTTCATTGTTCGTTCTTCTTCATCAATCGGCATCGTGCCTGGAATCAGGCAGCCCTGCATGCCCGACGGTAGCGTGTTGATCAGCAGTCGCGAATGCGATGATGTGGCATGATAATTAGATTTTTCGGTCTTATAAACGCTCTGCATGTCCTCGTAGTTCACTTTTGAAACGGAAACACCGGACCCCATAATGCATTTATTAATTAAATGAATAATGGACATGTATTTAATTTATTTTTTATACGCATGTTTTGTCATTGCGCTATTAAGTGCGACGACGACGGGTTCGTCCGATATGACGAGATTTTCGGATTGTTCTACCACCACTCTTGCGGTTCTTCTTCTTAAAAATAGAAAAAATGGACCCAGCTGGGCCCAACTCACCGTGAAGCCGTCCGATGTTTGCATCCCTATCATAATTTTTATGCTTTTCATAATACCTTAGAACTAGTAAACATTCTTCTCCATCAAATCGGGATGGATTATATGTAATGTCATAACTATTGGAATCAAGCTTGCCATTGTTCAACTCCTTATAGAATTCATCCGATACTAATCTGTGCGGAGGCGTGTACCTCCATTGATCATACTCAGCTTTCAAATATGCTTTTGCAAATTTAAATGCCGCTGAATCATATTTATTTATTTGTATTATCATTATTTATAATATATATGCATCTGAGATAAATAATTCCCGGACGTGTTTATTCTTTGTCATATCCGATGACCGCGCAATCCAGCCGCTTCCCCGCGTGCCCGGTTGTCAGCGAATCCGGAAACCCGCCTTTGCCCAGATCGTCTTCGTCTTCGTGAATGACAAGCGACCGCCCAATTACCGACAGCTCCCCTTCAAACAGAGAGACTTTATTGGTGGAAAAATGAAATGTACTACAACGTTCTTTTGATGCGGTTATGTTTCCAAAATCACCCGCATGCGAGCTTACGCTGGTGCGCGAACCGTGCTCCGCATTCGTGGGATTGAAATGGCCGCCGCAGCTTGTGCAATCGCTGCTCAACAGGTTGCCGAACTGGTGCACATGAAACCCGTGCTTCCCGGGTGCCAGGTTTTCAATGTGTCCCGACACCTTCACTGACGAAAACGGGTCATCCTGTTTGAATGACACGTTACTGCCTTTTAATTTGCCCTGAAACACCGCGATTGCTTTCATTTTTGTTTATTTGATTGATTGATTGATTGATTTATTGGTTATACATTAGACAATGCATTTAATTCATTTTTCACACACAATCAAATACCAATTTTGCGAGCATGGCCTTGTCCATTGTTGGATTTTTTTCGCGATGCATTGGCCCGACGCAGTGCGCCACTATTTGGTTTGCACCCATTCTTCAAAATGGCGTAATCCACCGTTAATTGAATGAAACCACGATTTCAACCGTCTCCTTCTTAATGCTCTTTGTCGCAGAGATGCTCAACTCCTCGCGCTTCTTCCTGGTTTTATTCTTGCTGCTATTATTTACTTCAACAACTGCCTCTGCGTCTTGCATTGCTTCTTGTGCCATGAGACCCACATTGTTCCGTCTGGATGTGCTGTTGCGCGCGTTCATGTCGTCCTCTATGTCCGAATAGTTCTTCTCAATGTATGCAACCACCCCGTTTTCCAGCGCCCATTTGAAAAAATTGAGCTGCCCAATCGTGGTCTGAATAAAGGTGCCATTGTTGTACGGGATGGTGATGCGGTCCCACCTGCAAAACGGGTCAAATCGGCGCTTGCTATATGCCTTCAGTTTCAGCTTGTAGTCCACGTACACCTTGAACCGGCGGTTCACGCCGACCTCATACACGGTGAAGAACTTCTTGGCATAGTTTGTGGCAAACCAGTCAATGATGCGGAGAGAAATTGGCGACTCCCCGTTTATAATTCTCAACATTTTTTCCAAATTATTGTCCTCGTCGTAAAACTTCATTAGATTGGTCATTAGCAAATCATTTTGCGTTGTGTAATTTGTGCCCATGATTTCAGTATTTGAATCGCGAATATGCAATGTGCAATGAATGAGATGTTTGCGTGTGTTTAAACCATTATTCGGTGTAAATGTTTTGTATTTATTTTATCATAACATTTTTCCAAATGTGTCTTCAATTTCATTTGCACATTAAGCAAATTAAA